ACGGGGCGTTCAGCTCTTCCTGTCTATTTGACAAAGTACATCTGTCTAATACTACAGGGATTTTTTCGGCATTGTCGGCGGCAGGCCCACGTTGATTTTACGCAGGCGCAGATAACGTTGTGTCATCTTTGCATCGGTGTGGCCACCGAGCTTCTGTGCGTCGTTGCCCTGGTCGTCCGTGTCGGAAAGCGACTTGGCGCGCAGGTCATGGAGGCTTGCATCTTCAACGCCGGCCTTCCTGCAGCTGATTGCGAAGGCATCTTTCACCGAGCTGTAGTGCACTGGCTTGCCGCCGCGCGGGGAACAGAACAGCGTGAGCCCACGGATCTTCCTAGGCAGCGCCTTTGCGCGCGCGACCAGGTCTTCCAGGTCTGGAGTCATTTGCACCAGCAGCCTTGCGTTCGTCTTCTCCTGCTTGAATGCAATGCCTTCAGGGCTGATGTCGGCCAATCGGATGGACAGCACGTCACCGATGCGCTGGCCGGTCAGGTAGCACATCTCGTAGATGACGCGCATGTTGTCGCTCGAGTTGGCGCAGATCGCCTGGAATTCGCCGTGTGTTATGTACCTGTCGCGCTTGTGCTCTAGGTGCCGACGGACGCCAATGCAGGGGTTAGAGTCGACTATCTGCTGCTCAAGCGCGTAGCTGAACACCGCCCGCAACACCGAGATCACCCGGTTCGACATATTTGGCGTGTCCGCCATGTGAAGCTTGAGCGCGACGACGTGCCGCTGCAGTACCTCGCGTGGCTCGAAGTCGGCGAAGTTTTCCTTCAGTCGTTCGCATGCCGCTTCGTACTGCTTGAGGGTGTTCGGCTTGAGGGGCGGCTTTGTCCTGGTGCGCATCTGTTCGAGGGCATCGTCGATCAGTTTGGGCATGCCGCCCTGGCTGCCCTTGTCCAGCAGCATCGCGTATTCAGCCAGTGCTGCCTGAAAGTCAGTGCCTAGGCGCTTCCACTTCCCCTTGCGAACCAAATAGTAAGCGCCATGTTTCTGGTACATGCACGCCGGCAGGTGCCGGTCCTTCTTGCGCGGTCGCATCGACTCACCTCAACACAGCCGCAATTCCGGCCCCTTCCTTGATTGAATACCACCCAGGCGCCCGATGACAACTTGGCGCAGTACCTTCGGGTGCCCATCACCACCTACCGCGAACCCGTAGCGTTCGGCGGTAAGCCACTTTATCTGTGCCCCTGGCTTCTTGTAGCCGGTCAGGTCGGCAACTTCCTCTGCTGTCAGGAACATATCTACCTCCTTTCGTGTCGCGACACGTTTTCGGTATCCGTGGATGGTGTCGCGGCCTCTTTGTCAAGCGCGGCGCCGGCGATCGCCTTGATTGCTTCGCACTCGGTATAGAAGTCGTTCGGGTTGATCCTGGGCGTTCCCCAGTTGACCAGATCCCGAACCAGGCACTCGGTGTTGCTTTCGACGTGGCTGTACACATTTGTCAGGCCCTTGCGCAGTCGCTCGTTCTCGGTTCCCAGCAGGTTCGCCCGGCCAGTTGCAAAAGCTGCCGCCTTGCTTTCGGTATTGATGACCTGTTCGGCCTTCGCGCAGGCAGCGGTAAGCCTGTCGATTTCTGCGGTGAGCACCAGTATTGCCTTGGGATTCGCTCCCGCAATGAAAGCGGCGTTCGCCCGGCACTGCTCGTCAGTCTTGACCAGGCAGTTGGCGAAGGTGTTGGCGATCCGTCCACCGCGTTTGCGACCGCTGGCGATGTAGCTGTACAGCACATTGTTGTGCTCGTTGATGTAATCGCCGTCGGTGATCCACGGCCCAGGGGTTGCGGCCTTGGCCAGGGCGGTCAGGTCAATGGCGAGCTTCTGTGCCGCATTCTTCTTACCCATGATTCGCACCTCGCTGAAAGTGATCAGCCAGCACCCGGCGCGCGTCGATACCGCATGATGACGACATAGCGTAGATCTGGCCGAATGTGGTCTCCCGGCGCTGCAGGGCGTTGAACAGTTCGATCAGGCGTTGGCCCTTTGTTCCATTGCAGCACTTCATGGACGGTCCTCCCAGTCCCAGTGCAGTTTCGGATTGACCGGCGGATAGCACTGAAGCGTGTGCAGGTCGATCAGCGTGAAGTGGCCACCCATCCAGGCGCCGGTGTCGATGTGGTAGACGTTGCCGAGGATAGCCGGCTGCCGCACCGGGGTGTGCCCGACGATGACCGCCCGCACTTCACTGACTCCTTCGTGGTTCTCGTCGGTGATACGGCTGCGAGACCATTGGCAAACCGCGTCGACGTTGAGCAGGCCGGGCATCAGGCCGGTAAGCGCGTCACGGAGTATCGCCCAGACCGGGAAGGGGCAGTCCGCGTGCACGATCCCCACAATGCCCTCTGCCGTGACAACTTCAATTGCTATCGGCAGGTCAGCCAGCAGGGCGGCGTAGCAATCACGCTCTACGGATGGCAGCCCGAGCATCCAGGCGCCACCGTTTGCGATGTGCATTTCGCTTGCACGTCCGTCCGGATCGAAGTGGTGCGCATCTACTACCATCGCCTCATGGTTGCCCTGGACGGAGAAGAACCATGGCTTGGCCAGCCAGGTATCCACCTCGGCAGACTCTGGCCCGCGGTCAACCAGATCGCCCACGCTGAACAGGCGATCCACGGCAGGATTGAACCCGATAGCGTCCAGAGCGGCCTGGAGCTTGGTGAAGTGCCCGTGCACGTCGCCGACGGCGAAGTCTCGGCCGCAGGTGTTGAGCTCGAATCGCTTGAACTTGTTCATACTGACGCACCGGGCATACCGCCAAACTCCAGCATTGCGCGGTCTATTTCGCGGTCTAGGTCGTCTTTCACCAGCAGGTTGCCAAAATGATCGCGCACCAGGATCTGGTTGTTTGCGCTGAACGCCACGTATCGCAACCACTCATAACGCCGAGCGTTGGCTGCCATCCGCACGCGATCGTCGATGTGTGTCGCATCGGCAGTGATGAGAGTGGTGACGGTGTTGGCCAGAACGTCGAGCAGGATCTGCTGGCGGTTCTGCCCATCCAGGTACTGGCGAACGGCCTGGATGAAAACGCTATTCATGCTGCGATCGCTGGCATTTGCCGCGGCTTCAATGTCAGCCCGCAGGCCGTCGGGAAGTCGCACCACAAACTTGTCAGCGGTGCGGGAATCGTAATTCGGTGAGTTCATAGTGTTCTCCCGGCCGATGGCGCAGATCTGCTCCATCGGCACTGTGGACTTATTAACTGGGCTTTGACTTACCAGCCATCAGCACCACCAACAGCAGGACAACCAAGACCAGGTCGCCCACCATTGAGAGGATGCGACTGGCCGAGTCGACGAAGACAACGCCACCGGCGAGCCCGTAGGCTGCCAGTGACCGAGCCTTGGTACCGAACCTGGCCAGCATGGTTACAGGTGGTCTTTCAGGTTGAGGCCCAGCAGCTTGGCGCTGCGCTCCAGGGCGGTCAGTTCGGTCGGCTCGATCTCGCCATCCGCTTCGGCAACGGTCAGCATCACGTTGAGCACGGTCAGTGCCTCGGCTGGCGAGTGCGCCAGGTCACTAAGCTCTTTCTCTGCGTTCTGGCGAAGGATGCGGGCGCCGGACTTGAAGTCTGTTTTGGCGCGGTCGATGGTGTTGGAAAGCTCAGCGCCGAAGCCTTGAAGGGCCGGGTTATTGCTGAGGATGGTTTCGATCTTGGAGAGCTCGCTTTCTTCCAGCTCGCCATCAGCCGCGGCGACATAAATGGAGCCGTAGACCACGGCCTCCATCAGGTCACGGTTGGCCAGCTTGGCTACCGCAGCGCGGGCCTGACCAGATTTCTTGCCGAACATTTTACCGAGCATGATTACTTCCTTTCAGTGGGTGCGCTTTTGCGCGGGGTTTGAATTACGTAAATCACGAGAGAGGCGGTGACGATCATCCAGACGCAGATGCCGAACACGCCGCCGATCAGCTCGAAGTCGCTGGGGTTATCGAAAATCACCGGCACGGCCTCGGAGAACCAAATCAGCGTTGCGAACAGGTAGAGCACGAACGACAGCAGGTACTTGAACAGCTTCATTTCACTTTCTCCTGGCCGAACGAATCCCGGCCGCGTTGTTGGCTTTCGCAAAAATCAGGTTGGGTTAAGCGGTTTGAGCGGCCTCGATGCGGCGGACGGCCACGCGGGTTTCAATTCGGCGCTCACCTGTGCGGCGGATGCGGCTGAACTGTTCGGTGTTGGCTTGTTGGGCTGTCAGGATCATGCACAACATGATCACCAGCGGCGTGATGATCTGGCGCTTGAAAGCTTCCAGCACCAGCCCGCGCATCGTCTTGACGCCCAACTTGAAGCGGGCGCTATCGAGGCGTTTCTCGGCAGTGATTGGGCTGATACCCATTGCGCGAGCCACCTCCTTCACCGTCATATCGCAGGCAGCCCACAGGGTGGCTTCAAGCTCGCGAGGAGCCAGGCCCATCTTGAGATTGCCCTGCCAGTTGCCGGCGGTGAGGGTGTTGGTGGTCATGTCTGAAGCTCCATGCTGGGGTGCGATGGAGTAAAAAGTACCAAAGGTAATTAATCAAGTAAATACCTTTGGCAATATTAATTTCGGCTAGCCAAAAAAACCGCCCAGCAGCGGCGGCTTTTTGCGACTCAGGGTCTCGATACCCTCACACTTCCCCCGCGCCATACCACTCTTCCAATTAACGGGAGATCTACGGCTGCTGAATTCGGGATAACCTCGTCGGGGAATAGCTGCTTGTCTTGGTTGTCACACCTCAGCACCCAGTTCCCCGAAATTTGCTGTGCTAACCGCCTAACGCTGGTCCTGCCGTCAGGCATGCGGATTAGATATATCTCGCCGTCTTTCAAGGACGGCTTGTACGTGTCAATCATAACCACGTCGCCGGACAAAATATGCGGGGCCATACTGTCATCTCCGGCGTAAACGATGTTGAGCCTATCAAACACAACCCCCATCTCCTGAAGCCAGCCCCGCCTAAATACCATGCCTTCCGTGAGCCCGCGATGCTCATCATTCACGCCCGGCACGAAGGAGTTGTCGTCCAAATACTGCGGTATTAGGACGTACTGCTCGCGGGGCGGAGTATCAATGATACGGGCAGTTTTAGCCCAGGTTGTCCGAAAAGAGTCTGCAGTGATGCGGGATGAGGCAACCATCTCAATGATTCCCGCTAGGCGCGGACTGAACTCAGATACGGGCACATCCAAAATCTTGGCAAAGGCAGCCGCGATCTCGGTGTTTAACGGATTCACACCGTTCAGATAGTGCGATACGGAGCTTTGGTTGATTCCGAGCTGCTCAGCCAGCTTTTCCTGCGTGAGCTTCAACTGTTTCTTTTTTGCGGTGAAAATTGCCTTCAATCGGAGACATTCTTCTTTGCGGTCGGCGGGCAATGGTTTTTTCATCGGTCGATAATATTCCCATCAGTAATAGTTTAACAAATGCCAAAGGTATTGCTTTATGAAAATGCCATAGGTACTATTTTTCCAAAGTTTTGTTTGGAGATTTGGCCGTGAAACATATCAATCTGAAAGATTTTGCCAAAGATCGCGGTCAGCCCGAAGCGGCCTCAATTCTAGGAATGACTCAGGGAGCGCTTAGTAAGGCTATTCGAATCGGCCGGGATGTTCTTGTCATTGAGAAGCTTGACGGGACATTCACCGCTATAGAAATCAGAGGGTTCCCCTCGCGCATTGATCGTAACTCAGCGCCAGGCAACGTCCCGATGTTGAGTAAAACGATACGCCTATCGCTCATCTCTGAAGAGTCTGGCAAGCCATCTGGTTATCCGTCCAGTACTGGGAGGGTGGCGTGATGAATAACGTAATACGCCTGGATTTCGAAGGCCAGTTGGTGCGTTTCAATACAGACGGCTGGATCAATGCCACCGAAGTAGCAAAGCGCTTCGGAAAGAAGCCCATCAAATGGTTGGAGCTACCAAGCACCAAGAGCTACATGGCAGCCATGACCAGGCACCTCGTTAATGAGGTCCGATTTTCGGACCTCAAACTTGTCGAGACTGTCCGGGGGCGCGGCAAGGCAGGAACGTGGCTTCATCCGAAATTGGGCGTGCGTTTCGCGCAATGGCTCGATGACGACTTCGCTGTCTGGTGCGACACGCAGATTGATGCGCTGCTTCGTGGCTTCCCCTCGGCAATGGGGCGGTTCAACCACGCTTGCAAGCGGCTTGATGATCGCCAGTCACAGGCAAGTGCCAGCGGCCGCGATCTTGCTGAATGGAAGCGTGAGAAGCCCGGCTTGATCGCCGAGGTTGAGCGCGGTCGTAACCAACTGCAGATGATCCTCGCCCTGGACAACCCAGAAAACCACAGCTTGCAGGCCTCGTCATGAGCGCCTGCCCATCCCTGTATTTGCTGTCCGGTTAAACCCCAGACAGCAAAAAGCCAGCTGTCGAGGCTGGCTTCTTAATCAGTCCCCTGCAAGGGACTTCTTTGAATCTTCGTCGGAGAAGACGATATGTCACACCCAAAAAATAGCAACAATCAACCCATAGCGCAAGACTCACTCACAACTGTGGTTGATTTTTGCAATACACCTATCAGCAACACAGGCGTCCAAATGCTCCAGGTCGTTGCCGGTATTGAATCGCGCGATGCGATCCAAAAGGCCCGCACCCTCGCTTCGGGTCTCGGCCAGATCTGTCAGCACATGCACGACAGCCTGAATTACGGCGAGATGGTTTATTGCGACGGCATGGCCACTTTGCAATTCGTGGCCGATAGCGTCAGCGCGCTGCTGTGGTCTGTCCAGAAGGGCCTGCCCTCCGAGATCGAAAGCTCGGGGGGTGCCCAATGAAGCCTCCAATGTGGAACCAGCTACTTATTGATGTCGAGCGCGAATTCCCATCTACGCACGGCAAAGGGGCAAGGCTCAACCCAGCTCAAGTCGAGCAGCTCCAGGAAGTGGAAAACGCCAACGACAACTTCCAGATCAGCACCCTGCACGGGGTCGCGGCCATTGGCGAACTCATCGCTCATGCCGCGAATCACGGCGAGCTGACTGACGAGCTCGCCATGAGTACCGGATGGCTCATCAATTCACTGGCCCTTCTTTCGATGTCCATGGCCGAGGCCGGCGCAGCCGCTGCATACAAGCTGCAGAACATCCCGCACCAGGGAGCCGCCAAATGAACAATCCATTACCGACCATGCAACAGGCTGCTCAAGAGGCAGAGTTTCAGCTGTGTGCAGCCAAAGATGTGCTCGAGTGGCAGCACGCATTGATCAAGGCCATCCATCTAGACCACCTGCACGGTGGCGGACAAGGTATTGGCACCTTGTTCGAGGTGGCGAAGTACTTCAGCGACACCGGCTTCGGCGGGGTTTATAGCGCCATCGACCAATTCAAGGAGCTTGGCGAATCCGCGCCACAAAACGCGCAATACGAAAACGTGGCGCGGGAAAGTGGGGGTGATCAATGACCATCGCCAAATTTCAAGGCGGCGATGCCGTCATCACCATCCACAACACCCGACTGCCTATCGTGGAGTATCGCGGCCAGCGTGTTGTCACCCTCGCCATGATCGACCAAGTGCATGAGCGGCCGGAAGGCACCGCGCGCCGTAATTTCAACGAGCACCGGGAACGGTTCGTGGAGGGTCGGGATTACTTCGAGGTGACCGCGGACGAAATTCGTACGCAGTCGCTTGGCCAGGCTTTCGCGCCCAGGACAGCTCGCGGTGCTTTGCTCACTGAGCGCGGTTACATGCTGCTGACCAAGCCATTCAATGATGACTTGGCTTGGGAGGTTCAGTCGCGGCTCGTCGACGAGTACTTCTCGCCAGTTAAGGCTCCGGCGCTTCCTGAGGACCTACCGGCCGCACTGCGCCTGGCCGCTGACCTGGCAGAGGAAAAAGCTGTGCTGACCCTCGAAAACCAGCAGCAGGCCAAGAAGATCGAGGCGCTGGAAAACCTGTTCATGCCCGGCGAGACGGTCCCGCAGTTCGCTAAGCGCCTCAACGGCGTCAACTCCCAGCAGATGCTGGCGTATCTCATCGAAATCAAGTGGGTGTTCAACGCCGAACGCGATCCCGACAGCTCGCCGAAATACCGGGTTTACGCCATCCCGCGCGACAAGCACTGGCTGACTGAGAAGCCGATCACGATCCGCGGCGAGGGGATTGTGCCGTTTATCAAGTACACGCCGGTGGTGCTGGAGGAGGGCGCCCGCCGGCTGCACGACATGTACATCGCCGAGAAGCTGCCCATGAAACAAACCTGGGACGGCAAATTCACCGTTAGCAAATTCACTTCGGAGTCACCCCTATGAGCAAGAAAACCACCTACGAAGAACTCATGGGGCAGATCGCCGAGGCCGCGGTTAAATACCAGCAGGCCGAGACCCAGCGCAACAGCCTGCGCCGCGAGCTGAATGCCCTTTACAAGACCTACTTCACTGCCTACGGGCACCCGTACCCCAACGAGCCTCGCAAGCGTATCGACCCCGAAGATTACCGGTTCAGCGGTGTGCTGCGCTTCACCGATGCAGCTTTCCAGCGCTGGATTGCCGCTCGCTACCTGACCACCAGCACCAAACGCAAAATGCGGACGCTCATTCAGCGCCTGGAGCGTGCGCTATGAGCAAAGCCTTGAATTTTCCAACACCGGCACCCGTTGAGATCATCAATGAGGCTCACTTCGAAAAATTCGATGAGGCGGCACTGCTGCTCATGTGCTTTGAGGTGGCCGCAGACGCGGTAGAGGCGGTCTCTGAAGGTGAAGGAATCACCGAGCGGGATTGTAGCCACGTTGGGCTGATGGAGGTATGCATGGCGCTGGCTGTGATGTTCAGGCGCAGGACTGGGCATGAGGTTCAGCAAGTCTCGGTTGATCATCTTGCCCACGAGAGGAAGTGCTTGATGGAAGGGCTGGAGTCCAAATCCCTGCCTATTCCCATTCGGCCTCCAGCGCTCAGCCCGTTACCAACCGCAGTATTCTCAGCCCTTGCGACTGCAGATCTGGCTCAAGTTGGATTCAACTACATCAGCCGATCGCATGAGCACATCAAGGGTAACTGCCCGAAACTCGTTGAGCTGGATCTCGCCCGCGCGCACTCGCTTGACGCCATGGGAGCGCTCGTTGTCCTGATCGAGAGGCTGTCAGGCGGCGTAGCTTCGATTGCCAGCAGCGAGACGCCAATCGCCAATGCGCCAGGCTCGGAGACGCTGCAATGACCACCACCAACCCTCATGCCCCCCCCCAGGACGCCCGTACAGCGCCGGTAATCGTCGGTCCCTGGCCAACCTACGCCCACTTCAAGGATCTGCCAGAGCGCGAGCGCTGGAAGATGTACAGCGGCGCCAAGGCCCACCGCGAGATGCTGGAACAGGCAGGCTTCGTCATGAGTGAGAGCTACGACGACTTCATCCGCCGTGTGACGCGGGAGTTGAACGTATGAGCATCATCCGCGCCCCTCGTCCCGAGGGTAACTTTTATCTGTTGAACAAGGCGATCAGCGAGGATCAGCGCCTGAGCTGGGCTGCCAGGGGACTGCTGGTGTTCCTGCTGGGCAAGCCTGACCACTGGGAGGTGTCCACTCACCACCTGATCGGCCAGACCAAGGACTGCCTGGGCAAGGCATCTGGTCGCGACGCCGTACGCGGCTTGATCCGCGAACTGGAGCAGGCTGGATACCTGCAAATCTTCCTTGAGCGCGCCGAGGGTGGCGAGTTCGGAGGGCGATCCTACACCGTGTCGGAATCACCGGCGACGGATTATCCGGGCCCGGTGGAACCGTCGCCGGTAAATCCCCCCCTAGTAAGTATTGAAGGTAAGCAAGGACTGAATAAAGCAGCAAGGATTGAAAAACCTATGGCGGACAAGGACATGGCCGAAGCCTTCGAAGTTTTCTGGAAGCTGTACCCCAATAAGAAATCGAAGAAAGACGCTCGAAAGGCTTGGGAAAAACTCAAGCCAGGCGCTGAGCTTCGCCTGACCCTGATGACCGCTCTCGGCAATCACCGGATTTCCCGCGACTGGTCCAAGGACGACGGGCAATACGTGCCGATGGCGTCTACTTGGCTGAACGGGGAGCGCTGGACTGATGAACTGGTACCGGCGTCGGCTGCAAAGGCGAACGCTTTCAACAACCTGCCCACCCACACCCCGGATATGTACCAAGGAGGCGAAGATGGCCCAGCGTTCTAATTTCCGCCGCCAGCCTGAGCAGCGCACCTTCGCCGGCGAGTGCCCGGTCCACGGCACGGTGGATCGCTCCGAGGTGGAGCAGTTCGACGGCACCCTCGCTGTCCGCCCATGCAAGCAGTGCCAGTTCCACGGCCTGCGCGTAGCGCCTCGGGGTAGCGAAGAGCATTCCCAAGCGCTGGCCAACCTGCAGGCTGAGAGCGTCAACAACGCGCTTGTGGGCTCTGGCATCACGCCACGGTTTGCCGACAGCACCTTCGCGAGCTACCGCGCCGCGACACCGGCCATGACCCTCGCGCTGGAAACGTGCCAGGGCTATGCCGAAAACTTCAGCGAGCACTTCCAGGCGGGCCGCAACCTGCTGCTGTGCGGCAACGTCGGTAACGGCAAGACGCACCTGGCCAGCGGCATCGTCCAGCAAGTCATACGCCAGCACCGGGCCGTGGCGGTGATCACCACGGCCGCCGAGATCATTCGCGTGTTCAAGCGCTCGATGGATCGCACTGCCGGTTACACCGAGGGCGACGTGATCAACGAACTGGCGAGTTTCGACCTTCTGGTGATCGATGAGGTTGGCGCCCAAGCGGGCACCCACTACGAGCTGTCGGTCCTGCATGAGGTGCTGGATCGGCGTTACAACCTGATCCGCCCCACGGTGGTGGTGTCGAATCTCAACGCCCAGGGCCTGAGCCAGTACATCGGCGAGCGAGCCCTCGACCGCCTGCGCGAGAACAAGGCGCTGCTGGTCGGGTTCACCTGGGAATCTGCAAGGGGGCGCGCATGAACGACTATCGCGAGCTGTACAGCGACGAGGCGGAACACGCGCTGCTCGGCGCTCTGATGCTGGATGGCGAGCTGTTTGACTCGATCACTGCCAGCGTTACCACGGCGGACTTCCACGATCCGGAAAACGCGGCGCTGTTCCAGGTGATGACTGAACTGCACGCCACCGGCGAGCCGGTAGACCCCGTCACCCTCCATAACTTCAAGCCGGTACTTCCGAGTGGCGGCACAACCATCGCCTACGCTGCGGAACTGGCTAAGAACACGCCCAGCACCGCCAACTGGAAGGCATATGCCCGAACAGTGACCGAGCGGGCGGTACTCCGGCGCCTGGTTGACGCCGCTGATGCGGTACGCGATTCGGCAAACGAAAATCGTCCGGTGGCGGAGATTATCGCCAGCGCGCAGCAAGCCATGGCGGATCTGCGCGACCTGGATACTGGTGAGCCTGACTACAAGCGAATCGACGAGGTTGTCAGTCGCAACATCGACATCATCGACGCCAAGTACAACGGGAGCGTGCAGTCGGGGCTTTCCACCGGCCTGGTCGACCTGGACAAGCTGATCCGTGGACTGCGCAAAAAAACCGTGACGATCGTTGCCGGTCTCCCTGGCAGCGGCAAGACAACGCTCGGCCTGCAGATCGCCCAGCATATCGCTTGCACCGGCCTTGGTGTCGGCATGGTGTTCTCGTTGGAGATGCCTGAGGAGGAGTTGGCCAATCGCGCGCTGGCATCACTTGGCAGCATAGACCTGCAGCTGCTCGACAACGGAAAGCTGGAGGACGACGACTGGCCGCGGCTGACGTCCGCCGTCAACAAGATCATGGACAAGCCCCTCTACGTCAGTGACAAATCGGGCCTGACCGTGCCGCGCATCCGTAGCATCTGCCGACAGGTCAAGCGCAAGCACGGTCTCGACGTGGTGGTTATCGACTACATCGGCCTGATCGGCTCCGACGGCAAGGCGTTTAATCGCACCTCTGAGCTCGGGAAGATATCGACCGGCATTGTGAATATCGCCAAGGAACTCGAGGTGCCCGTGATCCTGCTGGCGCAGCTCAATCGCGACTCAACGAAGCGTCCGGGCAAGAAGCCGATCGCCTCCGACCTGCGCGACTCCGGCCAGATCGAGGCTGACGCTCACTGCATCATCCTGGTCCACCGCGACATGGACAGCGAGGAGGGCCAGAACGGAGCGACAGAGCTGCTTATGCCCAAGTGCAGGCACGCACCGGTGGGCTCATGCATCGTTCAGCAGCAGGGCAAGTTCGCCAGGTTCGTGAACTTCGCTGGGCGGGAGCCCACCCAGGAAGAGGTGGAGATCAGCCGGCCCTTCGCCAGCCAGTACAAGGGGAGGAAGAGCAATGAGAAGTTTTAGGCTGCTGGATCGCCTGTTAGGCCGGCGAAACGAACAATTCGTACCCGGCGAATGCTTGGGTGCGCTGAATGCTTCGATGAAGACGGGCCAGGTCTGGATCGTCCCGGAGGGTGCCGTCGTTGTCCCGTCACCGCCAGAGCCGAAGTACCCGGAAGCCGAGCGAATCGCTGCGTCGATTCGGGATTTCCCCGAAGACTGGTGCTGGGCGCGCAAAGGCTATGACCTGATCCACATTCCCAGCGGGTTCAGGTTGTGGGTAGCCAACGAGGACTATGGGCTGGCCGAGGTCCACCCTAATAATGGGAAGACGAACTTCACAAAGCCTGAGCAGGCAATCATCTGGCCGGCGGTGGCCGATTGGCTTGGGCACCGCAAGGTTGGGTTCACTGGACGACTGCCCAAGGTGCACATCCACTTCGCCAACGGGCATTGGTGGTGCTTGGGCGAGGGGCACCCCTGGGCGGGCGCCGGCGATTCGCCGGCCAGCGCTTATCGATCTTGGTCGCGCGCGGTATCAATCCAGGCTCGCACCTACACGACCCCCAACGAAGTTCTGCACGTATGGAGTGCCGCACGATGAATACAGTAACTGCGGCCTTGCCGCGCAAGAGCCTGACCTCTGACGAACGAGACTTTCTCAAGCAGGGCAACCGGCTGCTGCTCGACAAGCCGAATGGGCGCATCGCCGCCGCCGCCCTGATGGACCTGGTCGCCGACTGGGGCAACCATCGTGGCAGCCTTGGCTTCCAGGACTACGCCCGCCGATGGATCACCGAAGGGCACGCAAAGAACAAAATCGCCGACAAGATGCTCCGTGAGCTATTTGGCCTGAACGAACCGACACCGAGGAAAGCGGCATGAATACAAGAAAACCATCGCGTCTGCCGCTGGGCGATACCGAGTACATGCTTGAGCAATGGGGCTTCTGGCGCATGGATGGCATGGGCGTGCCGAGCTATGTGTCACCGTCCTGGGCGATCATGCGGGACATGGTCCCATCGACGAGCAAGTCCTACGTCATCACCGACGAACTGGCCAGTGTTGTTGATGGAGCTGTCGCCAGGCTTTGCAAGCGTGCGCCAGAGATGGGCGACTTCATTTGGCTCTACTACGGAGCCAAGTGGCCAGCCAAGCGGATCGGCAACAAGTACGAAATGAGCGAGGCGAAGGCCCGGGAGATTATCAAGACGGGCGTGGGATGGATCGATTGTTCTCTGGAGCGATTGATAGAAGCCGCATAAAAAACTTGCACACGCGGAATAGCCCTGTTTTCATGGCACCGTGTTCAGCTTTACAAGCGCGACACCACAGAGAAAGCCCAGCCCACGCGCTGGGCTTTTTTTATGCCCAGAATTTATGCGAGAGCGTGGAGCCATAGCCAGGATGGGCCTTCGGGCGGGCCTGGACGCGGTATCGCCGGTAGTCACGCGTTACGAAAGAACACCGGCAGCTTGAGCAGCTAATTCTGTGTGCTATTGGGGCTGGCTCAAGCGGACAGGCGTGGAGAGACACGCAAACCTATTTCGAGGCTCGCCATATTGGCGGGCCTTTTTCATTGAGGCACAGCAAATGTCCGATCCTGAACTCCAATCCGTTCGCGCTCAGTTCTATGCACTCAGCGCCCAGATCCAGACCGAGTCGGTTGCGCGAGTGGCGGCGGACGCGGCATTGGCAGCGCGGATCGACTCAGTTGAAACAGCGCGCGTCGGTGATATCCAGAGCGCCAACTACGTGCCGGGCGCTTCCGGCTGGAAGCTGGAACAAGACGGTACCTTCGAGATCAACTCTTGCATCCTCGGTAGCGCTGCCAAAGCGCCTGAGCGCCAGATGGTGTCGGTCGAGGTGGCCAGCTGGAGCAAGTACGACTTGCCCAAGAATGCCGCCAACCTGCTCCAGTTCATGCAGGCCGAGCTGCAAAAGGTACCAGAGCAGTATCGCCACGCCGCCGAGTTCGAAGAGTTCGACGCGAGCTACGGCGATGAATCCTTCAATGCTCGCCTGTTTTTGAGCTACTCACGGCTCGAAACCGAGGAAGAGCTAGCTGATCGTCTGGAGAAGGCGAAGGTCGCCGGCACGCGCGTCAGCATCAAGAATGGTGAAATGATCGTTACGCATGACGGTGTTGTGCGGTTCAAGATCGGCAATCCGGATCAGCCAGAGCCTGAGAAACCCCAGCCCTTCAAGGTTGATGGCGATCAGGTCTACATCAACGAGGCCTTCATCGAGGATGCAGTGCTCGACAGCAAGCTCGCCGCCAGCTGGTCGGTGAATACGCAGGTCCTGGCCAACGGGCAGTACTACTCAGCCGGCGTTGGCCTGGGCCTGCCTTCGCGGTTCGTTGTGTCGGCTGATCGCTTCGGTGTGACCAGGGACGGACAGACCGATCTTGAGCGGGCTATCGCCAGTGGTGATGCCATCAAGATCCTCAAAGTGTTGGCTGGCAATATCGGCGAGACCTAGCTTGACCAAGAGCTGAAAGAGCAGGTTGACCTACTGGGTTCGAATCTCGCCGACCAGGTCAAAGCGGTGATCCGCCGCGAGCTCATGCCGGGCGGCCTGCTTCACCGCTCCCGCTAATCCATTCCTTCACTCCCTCACCGGGAGGATACCGAGATGAACCCAATGCCAGAGAAAACCCCCGACTTCTGGGCGCAAGTCTGGCTGGTCCTCTCGAACCCACTGTGGCAGGGCGCAATCATGGCCTTCACGATCACATTGTTGCGCGTGCTGTACGACGCCAAAGAGCCGAACTACTGGCGAACCTTGTTCGAAGCGCTGCTGTGCGGGGCCTTGAGCCTATCCGCCAGCAGCATCATCGAGTGGATGGAGTGGCCGCCAAGCCTTTCAGTGGCTGCCGGTGGCGCTATTGGCTTCATCGGCGTGACAGCGATCCGCGACCTGATCATCAGGTTCCTGGGCAGAAAGGCGGACTCAGCATGAAGGCGATAGCAGTGGCAATCATCGTCGCCCTGGTTGGCCTGTTGCTCGTCGGCATCCAGCAGATGCGTGTTGAGGATCTGCGAAACGAAAAGCTCGTTGAGACCCAGGCCAAGGACGAGGCGGTCAAGGCCAACACGGAGAGCCAGGCCACAATCACAACCCTTCGGGCCGAGGCCCAGCGCAACGCCGCTTACACCGCCGATCTGGCCAAGCGCATCAAGGCCAGCGAGAAGAAAGCCGAGAAGGCGAGGAAAGACTTTGAAGAACTCAAGCGCAACAGCAAGCCTGTTCGTGACTGGGCTGCTCAGCCTCTTCCTGACGGCCTGCGCGGCAAAGCCGGCGGTAGTAACAAAGACCCAGGCCGTAAGACTGGAGGCCCCTGAGCTGATCCCATGTGAGCGGGTCGACCAGGAAGACGCCGACCTTCACTTCAACGGCGACGTTTGGGAGCTGAAGGACAAGGCCATCAAGCTGCTCGATACGTGCGCTGACCAGGTCGACGCCCAGATCGTCCGCAGCCAGAGCAAGTAATCCGCGCCACGTTTTCGAATGCGCCAAATCGTGGCGCGCGACAAGGACCACACCATGAGCACAGTAAGCGCCGAGTACTACCAGATCAAAGGCATGGTCAGTGATATGCCAGCCGATGAGCAGGCCGAGGTCGCACGTGTTGAGGCGTTGGTAGTTGAGCTGGCCAAGTCATCCCAGGCTGCCGCGCTCGGCGTGATCCTAGGCTCGATCAAGCTTTCACTGGAAGGGTGATGGCTCGAATCAAGACCTTGGGCAATAGGGTCAGTACTCAAGGCAACAGGCTGGCAACTGCTGCTCCAGGCTCATGGCGTACCGGCAAGACCACGTCCAGTCAGCGTGGCTACAACTACGAATGGCAGAAGGCTCGGCTGGTCCACCTCAATGACAACCCGCTCTGTGTGTACTGCGATCGCGAGGGAAGGGTGACAGCGGCCAACACGGTTGACCACGTCATCCCTCATCGAGGCGACATGACGCTGTTCTGGGACCGGACCAACTGGATGAGCCTGTGCGGCACCTGCCACTCCTCGAAGAAGCAGCGCGAGGAAGCGCAGGGCGCCTGAGTCGATCTGTAGCACGTCACTCGCACCGTGAAGCACGCCAACTCCCCGGCCTGAGACCCGGGGGCGGTCAAAATATGGGGATCGACTTTTCCCCAGACCACTCCCCCTCTCACGCGCGATTTTTTTCCCCTTTTTAAAGGTTTTGTTAATGGCGTTAACAAACAAAAAACGCCGTTTTGTCGAATCAAAGGCTGATGGGGCCTCGAATCGCGAAGCGGCGGAGGCCGCTGGATACGCGGCCGCTAGCGCTTCGGCGGCTGGATCGAGGCTTGCCAAAGATCCTGATGTTGTTGCCGCTCTGGAGAAGTTAAAGGCCGGTCGGAATGTTAAAGGCTCGTCAGTTGCGCCAGTCCGCCAAGATGCTCCTGGAGGCAACAGGCGGTTTGACGTCGCGACCTGAAGGCTTCGTCTTCTACTGCACCACACAATCGGATGAGCCACCAGCGGGAGTGTTCAAGGCGAAACTCGACTACGCCCGTAATGTTCGCGACGGAAAAATAACGGACCTCCGCTTTCTTCCGGTGATTTACGAATTCCCGAAGGAAATGATTAAGCGGGGCGATCACCGCGACTTGGCAAACGCGCACGTCACCAACCCAAACTGGGGGCTTTCCGTCGACCAGCAGGTTATCGAGCAGAAGTATCAGGAAGCCCAAGCAGAGGGTGAGGGCGCGGTTCGAGGATTTCTCGCAAAGCACCTAAACGTGGAGATTGGGCTTGATCTGCGTTCCGATCGTTGGGCTGGCGCTGAGTTTTGGGAGGTTCAGGCGGCGCCAGGGGGCCTGACCTTCGAGCAACTGATTGACCGCTCAGAGGTTGTCGACATCGGCATTGACGGCGGCGGCCTCGACGACTTGCTCGGCTTCGCCGCCGCCGGCCGCGACAAGCTCACTCGGCAATGGCTTCTCTGGACCCATGCCTGGGCTCACCCGTCCGTCCTGGAGCGTCGCAAAAGTGAAGCGTCCCGATTTCTAGACTTCGCCGGAAATGGTGATTTGACCTTGGTCGAGACCATCGGTGACGACGTGCAGGACGTCGCTGAGCTGGTGGCCAGAGTCGAGGCTGCCGGTTTGCTCGACAAGGTCGGAGTCGACCCCTCCGGTATCGGCGCAATTCTTGACGCCCTCGCCGAGGCCGGTATTCCGGAAGAGAAGATCATCGGCATCAGCCAAGGCTGGAAGCTGAACGGTGCAATCAAGACCACTGAGCGAAAGCTCGCCGAGGGCGGCCTGGTCCATGGAGGCCAACCAATGATGGCCTGGTGCTGCGGCAATGCGCGGGTGGTACCAGCCGGAAACGCCATTTTGATCACCAAGCAGGCGTCGGGCCTGGCGAAGATCGACCCGTTGATGGCGGCCTTCAATGCCATCTCGCTGCTGTCGCTCAATCCTCAAGCCCAAAGCGGGCTCGACAATTACCTGGCTGATGGGTTCTTCGGACTCATCGGCTCGAACTCATAGGCTGAATATGGCATCTCGTTGGTATAACCCGCTGTCATGGCGCATGTTCGGCTACACCGACCCGAAGACCGGCGAATACACCGAGGTCGAAATGGTGGCCGGGGGTAAACGCACGAAGGCGGGCGTCACTATCACGTCCAAGGCTGCGATAACTATCCCCATCGTCTGGGCGTGCGTGAAGATCCTGAGCGAATCTGCCGCTGGGCTGCCGCTCAAGATTTTTGAAGATACGCCGTCGGGTCGAGTGCTGGCCGACACCAAGTCGCGGCAAGCCAGGGTGCTGAGAAAGCCTAACCCGTACATGACCAAACTCAACTTTCTAAAGTGCGCCGTGGTGAACATGGCGCTACGGGGCAATGCGTACAGCATCATTGAGCGCGCCGATAACGGTGACTGGATCGGCTTCATCCCGGTAAGTGCTGACAACGTCGAGATCGATACGTCTGATGATTTGATCTACTGGGTCACTATCGGCGGGGATCGTTCCCCGGTATCGCCAGAGAACATGCTGCATTTCAAGCTGTTCAGCATGGATGGAATCAACGGACTGTCGCCTGTTGAGTACCAGGCCGAAACGATGGGTCTCGCCAAGACCGCGCAAAACTGGTCAGCAATGTTCATGCGCAAAGGCGGCTTTACCGGTGGCTACGTCATCTATGACCAGTTCCTGACCAAGGTCCAGCAAGCGCAGATCATGGAGAAGTTTCCTGATGTGCGTAAAGGCGACATCAACGATATCGGCTCAATGGGGATCTTGCAGGGCGGCCCGAAGATCGTGCCGGCCGGGCTGAGCCAGAAGGACAGTCAGTTCATTGAGTCCCAGCAATTTCAGGAGGAGGCGATTGCCGGCTGTTACGGCGTGCCTCTGTACCTGGCCAACCGTGCCGGCAAGACCTCAATCATGGGGTCGAACCTGGAGCAACAAACCAGCGGTTACGTGACCTTTGGCCTCAAGCCCTACCTCGACGCAATTGAGGATGAAATCAACGACAAGCTCTTCCGCGATAAACCCCAGTTTGTGGAGTTCATCGTGGAGGGTTTGTTGCGTGCGGATAGCGCGGGCCGGGCAGCCTACTACAAGGCTGCGCTTGGCGGCTCTGGTGGCTCTGGCTGGTTAAGTATCAACGCCGTCCGCGAGAAAGAAAACGAGCCCCGCCTGGCTGGCGAAGAATACGACCGGGTCACCCGGTGGGAGATGCAGACCAATGCTAAGCAAGATTGAGGTTCCCTTTGAGGTGAAGGCCAGCGATGAGCTCGGTAACTTCGAGGGCTACGCTGCGGTGTTCAACAACATCGACCTGGGCGATGACGTGATCCTTCCCGGTGCATTCACCAAAGTGAAGACCACGCGAGCGGGCCGTTTGAAGCTGGCCCTGTTCCATGACTTGACGCGGCTTGTTGGCTCGGCCGAATTCACCCAGGACGACCACGGCCTCTACATCAAGGGCAAGGTCAACTTAGCGGTTAGTTACGCCCGTGACGCCTATGAGCTGATGAAGGAAGGCACGCTCGACAGCATGTCTATCGGCTTTAACACGATCCTGGCGGCCTACGAAGAACGCGAAGGTCGAAGCGTGCGAATCATCAAACAGGCGGAGCTCTGGGAGGCATCCCTAGTGCCGTTCGGAATGAACCCGGCTGCACAAGTAACCGACGTGAAGTCGGATATCAGAATTTTTGAGAAGGCCCTGCGCGACCGCATGGGGCTCTCCCAAAAGGAGGCGGCAGCGGTCGCCTCGCTCGGCTACTCCGCAGTTCACCGCGATGGTGAGACTGAGGCCACGGCGACCGTGGAAGAGCTGAAAAAACTCTCACACACATTTGACCAATTTTTTAAGGTGTCGCCATGACCGATCCAATCCAAGAAGTAAAAAGCTCGCTCGAAAACCAGCTGAAAGAAGGTTTCGGCGGCTTGCAGAAGAAGTACGACGCTGTTGCCGATGAGCTGCAGAAGGGCAACACCGTCACCGCCGAGATGAAGTCTCAGATCGAAAACCAAAAAGGTGAGATCGAGCGTGTCATCGAGCAGGTGCAGAAGCTCGAAGAAAAGGGCATCAAGCTGCGCAACCAGAACCCGGAAAAGAAAAGCTTCATCGACTTTGTTAAGGGTAACGATAACTACCAAGCCCTGACCAAAAAGACTCAGAGCTCGGCCGAAATTGAGATCACCAAGTCCGATATGGCCAGCATGGCCGAAGTTAAGGTCACCAGCGCCGGCCTGGTTGCCCCTCAGTACGATCCTGTCATCCAGGGCGCTCCGCGCCAGAACCTGCTGATTCGCGACTTGATCCCGACCACGCCGGTAACCGGCCAGGCGTTTACCTACTACCGTGAACTGCTGCACACCCTGGGCGCGGGCATGGTGCCAGAAGGTGGCGCCAAGCCAACCAGCAACGTGACCTTCGAGCAGGTCACCGACACCATCAAGAAGATTGCTGTATGGATGCCGGTGACCGACGAAGCGCTCGACGATGTTCCGCAGCTCTACAGCTACATTCAGGAATTGTTGCGCTTCGACCTGGAGCTGAAGCGCGAAGGTCAGTTGCTGAAGGGGGATGGCACCGGTAATAACCTGAACGGCATCATGACCCAGGCGACCGTTTTCGACCCAGCGCTGAGCAAGGCCACTGACACGGCCATCGACACCGTGCGCCGTGCGATCTACCAGGCGCGCAAGCAGTCTAAGCTGCCGGCCGATGCCGTGGTCATGTCCGATCTGGATTGGATGAACATCGAGCTGCAGAAGGACGGCGAGAACCGCTACCTGTTCGCCAACCTGCAAGGCCTTGTTACCCCGGTCCTGTGGGGCCGCCCAATCGTTGCCTCGGACAGCATGGACGAGGGTGACGGCGAAACGACCGGCGGCGAGTTCCTGACTGGCTCGTTCCAGCAAGGCGCGCGGATCTACGATCGCATGGGCTTCACCATCAAGGTCGGCATGATCAATGACGACTTCATCAAGAACCAGCGCGCCATCCTGGTGGAAGAGCGTCTCGGCCTGGCCGTGCGCAAGAAGTACGCCTTCGTCAAAGGCCGCTTCAAGCACGTCGCCTAACTCAACCCAGCATCAGGGGCCTAACGGCCCCGAACAAAACTCAGGTGAATATCATGGAAATTAAAGTTCTGTGGGGCTTCGAGGGCGATCCCGAAAAGCTCAAGGTTCCAAATGGCCGAGTATCGGCCGGCACCACCCTCGACGTTGAGGACGAAGAGTTGGCGCACGCGCTGATTGGTAAAGGCCTCGCAGAAAAGGCGAAACCGGCGGCGAATAAGTCGGCCAAGCCCAACGAGACCAAGTAAATGATCGACCTGGCGCGAGTGAAGAGTCACCTCAAGGTCGATGACGATGAAGAGGATGCTCTGATCGCCGGCTACTTGGAGGCGGCCAAGTCCCATGTGGGTATGCACTGCGACAGGGAACTGGTCGAGGCTGATCCTGTGGAGCCTGCTCAAATGGGGCTGACCCCTGATGTCGAGCAGGCCATCCTGCTTTTGGTTGGTCACTGGTACGCCAACCGCGAGGGCGTGGCGCTGGGCACCATATCAACCACCGTACCGCTGGCTGTTGGGCCAGAGCTATCTGCGGACCATCACCTCAGGCAATCGGGACGCCACAAGTTCTTGGCGCTCTCAAGAGGCCGCTGTGCGTGCGCAGGGCGCGGCAATGCAGTCTCTCACTTCCACAGTGGGCAGCTATGCCGCCGCAATGGCTGGTGCATTGGCAGTGGGCAACGTTGTTCACCAGGCTGACGCCTGGAACCAAGTAAATGCTAGGCTCAAACAGGCCACCACCAGCACTGAAGACTTCGCCGTAAGCCAGAAATCCTTGTTTGAACTGAGTCAGCGTACTGGCACTTCGTATTCAGATAATGCCGGTTTGTTCAGCCGCTCGGCGTCATCGATGCGTGAATTTGGGTATTCAACATCTGAGGTGCTTGGAGTTACAGAAGCATTATCGGTGGGTCTGCAAGTATCCGGTGCGACCTCAGCTGAGGCTTCCTCTTCTATCACTCAGTTTGCTCAAGCACTTGCCCAGGGCGTGCTGCGCGGGGAGGAATTTAACTCCATCGCTGATAGCGGAGATCGTGTTCTACGCGCGCTTGCGGCAGGGATGGGCGTTGCTAGGAGCGAGCTCAAGGCCATGGCTGATAAAGGGCTGATCACTATTGATAAGCTCGTGCCAGCGCTGATCAGCCAGCTTGGGGTCCTAAATGAAGAGTTCGGCAAAATGCCCCCTTCAGTCAGCCGCTCAACCACGGCCCTGACTAATGCCTTCCAGGCGTGGATTGGAGGAGCTGACTCAGCAACCGGCAGCACAGCGGTTCTCTCTGGTGCGATTGACCTTGTTGCAAAGAACATGGATGTATTGGCCGCGTCGGCGTTAACTGCGGGCGCCGCCTATGTCGGACTGAAGTCTGGCGAACTGATTAAGGGGTTGCGTGATCAGGTCGGCGCTTTGCGGGAAGCCCGATCTGCCGAAATTGGCCGGACTACCGCCCAGCTTGATGCGGCCACAGCCGCCGCCCGCCGTACCGCTGCAGAAGTGATCGCCGCAGAATCCCAGGTCGCAGCGACAAGATTTACCGATGGTCATACCGCAGCCCTCAGCCGCCTTCGACTCGCCAGGCTGGCTGATACCCAAGCAACCGTCGCGCAGACCGCCGCGCAAGCCGCCCAAACAGCCGCGACATCACTGGCTGGGCGGGCCGGATCGGCGCTGCTTGGGGTAATGGGTGGCCCGGCCGGGCTTGCTGTTACCGCCGGCGCCGTAGCGGCGAGCTATTTATTGTTCCGCGACAACAGCGATAAGGCCCGGCAAGCTACCGTCGACCTAAAGCGCCCCGTGGAGGAGTTGCGCAAAGAATTTTCCGAGCTTGGCAAAGAGCAGGCGCGGTATAAGCTTGACGGCGTTATCCAGCAGCAGGCGGACGCACAGGTCGCGGCACAGAAGGCGCTACGCGAGATCCGCGCCGCTGCCCAGGGCAATGACAAGTGGGGCGATACCTACTCGGCCAACCCGTTCCAGCGCGATCGGGCGGTGACAGACTTCAATCGTCGCATTGCCGGCGGCCAGGATATTGATTCGGCCAGTCAGCAGTTGGTCGCGGCAATCGGTCCAAACAAGGAAATGACCAACGCCATCAACGCCTCGGCAGCAGCGTACGGTGAGGCCATCAAGGCCTCCGGCGATTACGGTGACGTCGCCAATATACTGACAGCACGATTAAACGATGTCGCTGACGCGGCCGACCAGGCCGGTGCGGGCCTGAAGAAGATAGAGGGGCCGGATCAGAAAACGATTGACGGCTGGACCAGTTACTCCAAGACGCTGGTGGAGCGACTGAATTCGGTGCGGGATGGCGGAGACCTGGTCGGTGAGGTGAATCGCCGTATTGAGCGTGAGGGCGTCGACCCAGCTACTGCGGAAGGCTGGCGCATTCTAGCCGGTGCTATCAAAGGTTCCGAGGCTGCGGCCAAGGCGTCGGAGGAAGCCCAGCAGAAGGCGAAGAAAGCGGCGGAGGATATTCACCGCCAAGCCGAACAACTCAACAACGCTTACAAGCAGACCCTGGCCAACCTCACACAGCAGGTAGCGCTATATGGTGAAACTACCGAGATAGGGCGCCTCCGCTACGAGCTCACCACTGGCGAGCTTTCGAAGCTATCAGCGAAGAACAAGGTAATGCTCGAGGGCAAGGCCATTGAGCTCGACGCGCTCAATGCCAGAAAGGCCTATGACGGCTTGATGTCAGGCCTTCAAACCAAAGAGCAGGCCCTGCTTGCAACCACGAAAGAGCGGATGCAGGTCCTGGAAACAGCCAATCGCGCTGGGAAGCTGTCGTCAGACGACTATCGCGCCGGCGCTGATGCCATCTCGAAAGCCACCGTTACCGAGGCGCCAGAGTTTGGTGGCATCGACTCATCGGTGGGCGGGCCGTCCGGTGAGCTGGTCAAGATTGCAGAGGCCGAGGCCGCCCTGAAAAAGTGGCACGACAAGCAGATGTCGATGCAGGCCGAACTTCGCGATCAGATCCTGGCCGACCAGCAAAGCACCAACGAACAGAAGCTCGCCGCCGAGCAGCAGTACTTGGACCGGGTGGTGGAAATCAACCAAACGAACCAGGCGAGGCTTTCTGACATTCAGGGCGCCTATAAAGTGGCCGTGATCGGCACCTTCAGCGAGTTGTCGGGCCAGGCCGCAGACATGGTTGGCAAGATCGCTGGCGAGCAGTCTGGCGCATACAAGGCGTTGTTTGTCGCGCAAAAGGCGTTCGCGGTGGCGTCGATCATCATGAACGCCCAGATAGCTGCAGCGAAGGCACCGGCGGAACTGACCATCCTGGGCGGTATACCGGTGGGCGCGGCGCTGCTGGCAGCGGGTTACGCAAATGCGGGCATGGTCGCCGGCATGGCGCTGGCCGGGTTCTCCGAAGGTGGTTTTACCGGCCCGGGTGGCAAGTTTGAGCCGAAGGGTGTGGTTCACGGCGGCGAGGTGGTCATCCGCAAGGAGGTGGTCGATCAGCCTGGAATGAAGGATTACCTCATCGGCCTGAACCGTAGCGGTAAGCCAGGCTATGCGAGCGGCGGATTCGTCGGAAGCCCAGGTATCACACCGGCCTTCACCGCTCCATCTGTCGCGGCGGGCGCCGGGTCAGGCTCTGCCCCAGAGATTCACCTTCACATCAATGGCGACGGATCTGGTGGATCTGTGAACGCGCCGGAAGGCTATGAGCAGATGGGGCTGGCGCTGCTTGCCACCGCACGCTCCGAAATGCCCAAGATCGCGCGCCAAGTGATCGTGCAAGAGAAAGGCCAAAACGGCCTGCTCGATCCAAACAACCGGAGAAATAGCTGATGGCAGAGGTATTCAACTGGTCGCCCCGGGTTGGCTCTTCCGGTGACGATCAACCTGACGTGCTTGAGTCGAAGTTCGGTAACGGCTACAGCCAGCGATTATCGGTCGGAATAAACAATGTTGCTGGCGCGTACACCGTTTCCTTCACGGGCGGGGAGGCTTACATCAAGCCGATCCGGGAGTTCTTCAAGCGGCACAAGGGGGCAAATCACTTTCTGTGGACCCCGCCGCTTGAGGTGCAAGGGGCGTTCATCACTACCGGTGGATGGCAACTGCAAACCCATGGCAACAAGAAGTACACCCTCAGCACCACTTTCCAGCAGGTATTTAACCCATGATCACTTTGGACGACCAGAAGCTCGAGCCGGGCGCGGTTATTCAGCTGATTGAGTTGGACGGCGAGGCGCGTGGAATGGGCATCTTGCGGTATCACGCGCATCAACAGTCCACGCCGATCATCTGGAAGGGCGACGTGTATCTACCACGTCCTTATGAGACCGGCGGGTTCGGGCGCAGCGTTGAAGGCAACAACTCCACACCCATGCTGAAGATCAGCAATATCGACGGAACGATTACAGCGCTATGCCGGCGATTCCAGGGGATGAGCGGGGTCAAGCTGACGGTTCGGCAGACCTACGTCAAATACCTAGACCCTGCGAATTTCCCAGAGGGCAACCCGACGGCCAGCACCATGGAAAGGCTCGACATCTCATATATCAACCAGGTCACCAGCCTGTTGCGTGAAGAGGTGGTGTTTTCGTTGGCCCCTCCGACTGCTGTTAAGGGTCAGAGGTTGCCGGGCGGCCTGATCATGAACCGGTGCGAATGGTGCCTTTGGGGCGAGTACCGTGGCCCGGACTGCAACTACACCGGGATCAAGATGTTCGACCTCGACGGCAACCCAGTGGACGACCCGGCACTGGATCGCTGTGGCGGCCGGCCAAGTGACTGCGAAATCCGCTTTGGCAAGGGCAACCCGTTGTCGTTCGGCGGCGCCCCTGGCGCTGCGCTTATTGGATAGACCCCATGAACAAGACGATGCTGAAACAAATTCAGGCGCACGCTGCGGCGGAGTTTCCGAAGGAAAGCTGCGGCGTGGTGATCCGTGAGGCCGGGCGGCTGAAGTACGTTGCCTGCCGCAACGATGCCAAGACCCCCAGCGAGCACTTCATCATCAACCCCGAGGATAAGTGTGACGCTGAGGACCGTGGCGAGGTGACGATGATCATTCACTCTCATCCCGACGTTCCACCCATGCCGAGCATGACCGATCGTGTCAGCTGCGAATTGCATGAAAAGCCGTGGGGTATTGTGAGCTGGCCGTCTGGCGAGTACTTCGAATTCAAGCCTGATGGTTACCAGGCCCCGCTGGTTGGCCGCGAGTTCGGCCATGGTCTGCTGGACTGCTATGCCCTGTGCCGCGATTACTACGAGCGCGAGCATGGGATTGAATTGCCGAACTACCCACGCCGGGACGGCTGGTGGAACGATGGTGAGAGCCTCTACGAGAAGTACTACGAGGAGGCCGGTTTCTATCCGGTTTCGATGCCGCGCAAGGGTGACATGATCGTCATGCAGATCAACGCCGCTGCACCGAACCATGCAGGAATCTATCTGGGTGACGGCTTGCTGACCAGTGCCCCGGAGCTGCACCCGGCCCCGGGCACCTTCCTGCATCATCGCTACAGCAAGAAATCCACCCGCGACGTTTACGGCGGCATGTGGGCTGATTACACCGTGCTGATTCTTCGGCACCAACGAATGCCGGAGGTTGACTGATGGCAATGAAAACTACGGTTAACCCGCAGCCTTTGGTGGTGCTGGTGATGCTTTATGGTGTGCTTGGCGCCCGGTTCGGTCGCGTTCACCACCTGGCCGTAGCGTCATGCGCTGAGGCGATTCATGCGTTGTGCGTGAAGATCCCCGGCTTCAGACGGTTCTTGCGCTTTTCGGAAGAGCGCGGCCTGACCTACGCAGTGTTCCGCGGGAAGAAGAACCTGAGCGATACCGAGATTGAGATGCGCCAGGACACCGTTGAGCCGATCCGTATTGCGCCAATTGTGATTGGCAGCAAGGGAGGCGGCTTGTTCGCCACCATTGCAGGTCTTGCCCTGGTGGTGGTCGGTGCAATCACCCAGCAGTACTACTTGGTAGCAGCTGGTGCTGGCCTGATGATTGGCGGTATCGCCATGAGTATGTCCCCGTCACCGGTGGGCGTGCTGGACAAGGAGGGCGATGGCAACAGGCCGTCCTATGCGTTCGGCGGGGCGGTCACCACGATGGCCCAGGGGCGCTGCAAACCACTTCTGTATGGCGAACGCGATATCGGTGGCGCCCTCATCTCGGCTGGCGTCTTTTCGGAAGATCAGCAGTAAGGAAAACCCATGTCTAAAATCGCAACAGCGCCTGCTGCAAAGCATCGGCGCCGGCCTACTGCTGCCCGCGTTTTGGGCGCCAAGGGGGGCGAGCAGAAGCCATACACGCCCTACAAGGCACCCGATACTGCGCTTTCTGTTGCCACTGTAAAATTGCTCTATGCCTTGAGTGAGGGCCCAATCGTCGGCCTGGTCGATGATAAGAAGTCGGTAAAACTCAACGGCACGCCGCTGGTCTCGCCTGACGGTAGCGAGAACTTTCCCGGTACCGTTTGGGATTTCCGCCCGGGCACTGTGGACCAAGAACACATTCCAGGCTTTCCGGCCATTGAGAACGAGGCGTCCCAGGGGCTGCCGGTTGAGTTGAAGTCGGATAACGCCTGGACGCGTGCGATCACTGATCAGCAGTTGTCGGCTGTGCGCATCCGTTTGTCCTGGCCGCAAATTTGGCAGGTCAAGACGAATGGCGACCAGATCGGCTACCGCATCGACTACGCCATTGATCTTTCCGTAGATGGCGGAAGCTATCAAACGGTTTTGTCGGCGACCCTGGACGACAAAGGGACAACCGAATACGAGCGCACCCATCGAATCGACCTCCCTGAGGGCTTCACCAGTGCGCTGGTTCGCGTGCGCCGACTCACCCCCAACCGAAACGATTCCAATTTTGCGGACCTGATGCGCATCAAGGGGCTGACGGAGGTAATCGACAAGAAGCTCCGCTATCCGAACCTGGCGCTGGGCGGCCTGCAGTTCGATGCCAAGCAATTCCAGGACACGCCAAAGGCCAGCTTCCTGATGCGCGGCCGAATTATTCAGGTACCGACGAATTACAACCCAGAGACCCGGACCTATACAGGTGACTGGAACGGCACCTTTAAGCTTGCCTATACAAATAACCCGGTCTGGGTTTGGCGCGACCTGCTGTTGCATCGTCGCTATGGCTTGGGCCGCCGCATCACCGCTGACATGGTGGATCACTGGACGCTGTACGAGATCGGTCGCTATTGCGACGTGATGGTGCCAGACGGCAAGGGCGGTATGCAGCCGCGTATGACCACCAATGTCTATATTCAGGATTCGATTGAGGGATACGCGCTCCTTTCGGATCTGGCCAGCGTGTTCCGTGGCAGCAGCTGCTGGAACGGCTCGCAGGTCACTATGGTGGCGGACATTCCCGGCAACGAGGACGGCTACGTTTTCACCCGCTCGAACATTATTGGCGAGTTCGAGATGGTGGGTGCCGCCTATCCTGATCGGCACACCAGGGCAAAAGTCGCATGGGATAACCCGGAAAACGAGTTCAAGACCCAACCGGCTCCGGTAACCAATGAGGAACTGATCGGCGCCCTCGGGCACCGGATGCTGGATATCTCGCGTTTCGGCTGTACCGTGGAGGGAGAAGCAATCCGTCACGGTATCTGGGCGCTCAAGTCTGAGCAGTATGAGGAGTGGTCGGTAAGCTTCACCACCGGCATGGAAGGCCGCAACGTCGAGCCTGGCCAGATTATCTGCGTGGCAGATGAAACCTTCGCTGGCCGGCCAAATGGCGGTCGGATCAGTGCGGCCACCAGGCGCGTGATAACTCTCGACATTGACGCCGAGGTACACGAGGAGGACCGTCTGATCCTCAACTTGCCGAGCGGCAAATCCGAAGGTCGTATCGTAAAGTCGGTCTCCGGGCGCCTGGTCACCGTCATGGCAGACTATTCGGAGCTCCCAGAGGCTGAATGCAGTTGGTCCGTGGAAAGTGCTGATCTGGCCGTGATGCGCTTTCGTGTGCAGACCATCGAGCCGCAAGGGCTGCACCAGTTCAAGATAGCTGCCACTCAACATGAGCCCCTTAAGTACCAGGCGATCGACACTGGCGCACGCATTGACCCACAGCCAACGAGCATCATTCCACCAGGGGTGATGTCTCCGCCGGATAACGTCAGCATCGAGGCGCGCAGCGTCGTATCGCAAGGCATTGCTGTTACCAGTATGCGTATCACCTGGGACTCGGTACCGGGGGCCATTGCGTACAACGTGGAATGGCGCAAGGACAGCGGAAACTGGATCCGCTTGCCGCGCACGGGGAGCTTGGGTGCAGAAGTTGAGGGCATCTACAGCGGTCGCTACGTTGCTCGGGTTAGCTCGGTCAACGCAATGGACGTGGCCTCTATTTGGGGCGCCAGCCCTGAAGTGATGCTGACAGGCAAGACCGGCCTGCCACCGGCGGTGTCGTTCCTAACCACCACCAGCCTTGTATATGGCATTGGCATTCAGTGGGGATTCCCACCAGGTGCAGAGGACACTGAGCGCACGGAACTTTGGTACAGCCAAACGGCTGACCTGGCGACCGCGATAAAGCTGAGCGACTTCAGTTACCCGCAAGCCAAGCACGAAATGCACAGCCTGTTGGCTGGCGCGAGTCTGTTCTTCTGGGCTCGCCTGGTGGATCGGACCGGCAACGTCGGCCCATTCTTCCCTGTACCTGGTGCGGTCAATGGTCAGGCCAGTTCGGATCAATCCGAGTATGAAAAATACTTTGCGGACAAGATCGGAAAGGGCGCCCTGTACCAAAGCCTTCGAGAAGAGATCGAGCTGATTACAGGTGATGGTCCAGGATCTGTGAATGAACGCCTGGAGGAGGCCAAGCAGGAACTTGAAGACCTGATCAAGAAAGTGAGCGATGCCCTCGCTTACGACCCGGCAAAGCCGTATTTGAAGGGCGAAATCGTGCGTCTGGATCAACGCCTCTACCAAGCGAAAGGCCCTGTGCCTGTCGGCGCAACGCCGCCCGACGCCACGTACTGGACCGATATTGGCACCATCATTGAGACCACTGACGCGCTGGTGTCGCAGGTCCAGATCATCGAAACCAAGATCGAGGAAATCGACGGCAAGGTGTTGGCCACCGCTACCTCCGTCGAGGCGTTGCGTTCTGCTGCTCGGGGTGATGATGGCGCTGGCGATCTTGCCGACGCAGTCAAGGGTTGGACATCCACGGCGGATCTTGCCGTTGAGCGTAAAACCCGAGCCAGCGAAAATGATGCGATGGCCCAGCAATTGCTGACCTTGGGCGCACAGGTTGGTGACAACAAGTCGTCGCTGACGGTGCTTGAGCAGGTTGTTGCCACCAACCGCGAAACGTCCGCAACGCAGATCACCCAACTCAAGAGTGACCTGTCTGCGGTTGATCAAAAGGCGATCGGCAATGCCCAAGCGATTAATGGCCTCGACACGAAGGTCACCAACTTGGACGGGCGGGTCACGGCCCAGGCATCCAGCAATGAATCACTGCGTGCTTCGGTGCGTGGTGACGACGGCGCCGGCGAACTGGCGGGGGCGTTGAAAGCGTATGAGTCCACCGCAAGTATCGCCCAGCAGATGCGTGTTGAAGCATCTCGCGAATTAGCAACTGCTGAGCGGCTGACTACCTTGCAGGCCGGGATTGATAGCGCGAAGGGGCTTATTCAGCAGGAGGAGCTGGTAAGAGCCACAGCGATAGAAGTGCAGTCCAAACGGACTGATACGGTCCAGGCCAGTCTGGGCCAGACCAATGCATCGGTTCAGCAGGTGAGTCAGGTCGTAGCGGGCCTTGACGGCAAGGTATCGGCACAGACAACCATCAAGGCCCAGACCAATGTGGACGGAAAGAAAGTAATGGCGGGGCTCGCTCTGGGCAGCGATGGGGAGACGTCCGAAATTCTGGCGTTTGCTCAGCGATTCGCCATTATCGACGAGGTCAGTGGCGCTGCAACTTTCCCGTTTGTGGTTTCTGGCGGGCAGGTGTTCATTAGTTCGGCAGTAATTAAGACGGGCATGATCACCAATGCCATGATCGGTAATTACATTCAGTCAAATAACTACGTGGCAGGGGTCAGCGGGTGGAGGCTTTCATTCGACGGTACGTTTGAAATGAACGGGAATATTGCTGGCCTTGGCACCATGAGGCTAACCAATACATTCCTTAAATTCATTTACGCCAACGGTGTGGTTGGTATTGATCTGAGTCTCTAATATGGTCGGATTAGTAATAAGGGATCGCGATACGGGTCTGGTTAAAGTCGATATGACTATGAGTATTAGCCAGACCCAAGGATCAGTGGTTACCAACTCTGCGAATGGTTCAATAGCGATCCCGGCACCGCCCCCTGGAAAGGTCCAGTTTCCAATCGTCGTTCCTCTTCAGGACAGGCAGCTCGAAAAGGGAAAGGTCCCGTCGGTAACCATATCCAACGGGGTTCTCTCTTGGATCTACTCGTACAACACCAATGGCTGGGGTAATTTTTCAGCCAATTGCATTATTTACTACGGTTATTATTAATGGCTAATCTCGTAGTTAAAAAACAAGATGGCAGTCTTCTGTTTGATACGGCCAAAATTACCTATGGTCTTGTGAAAAGCGGAAACCTGAGCGTCATCGAGACCTGGTGGCGCCGGAGTTTTAAAGGAGGGAACGTAGATCCTAATTGGGGGGGGAACTGGACAAGCTCAGGTGTAAGTCCTAGCGTTGCCTTGTCAGATGTTATTTATGGCTTCACTGTGGTTGGAGCCTCGTCGCCAATCGTGTTTCTCACTGGCAGCGGCTGCTTGCAGGGGACAAAGATTTCCGGCGATTCAATGACTTTTCTTTACACCAACGCAAGCGTAAATACTAAGTTCTATTGCTTTGATTTGATGAAGGACGCTATTGCGGGGTCTCCGTACTTGAAAACCCGGCAAACGGACGGTGCAATGACGTTTAACTCTCTGCAACTGGCCTTGAATGTAGTTGCATCCATTCAAGCGCCTCCGCCGACGGGAACGCAGGAGTCGCAATATCCAATCCCATCGGGTAGCAGGCCATACGCGAATGCCGTCTTGAATGTTGAGCAGCGCGAAACACCTCCCAGTTACCAGTCAAATATATTTACCGCCAAGGTAACGATTAATATCAAGCCGGGCGTTGAGTACGCCGCGTACCTTCCCTGGAGTAGGGGGTGTCAGATCTGGTTGTACGGTCTCAATGAGTCGAAGCCGACCTATCGTTATGGGGGGAGCGAGGGGTGTGGCGGTGTCGTAGGAGGCATTCAGTTTATGTTCGGGCCTGCTGGGGGGACACCTCAAGATCACCCGACGGTTGTGAGTGGTACTCCAATGCCACCAAACTTTTCGCAAGTTGCAACGGATAGGCTACCGACCGCGTTGGTGATCGAGACGGCCAACCTGCCATTTCCCTTCAACTGATTTATTAGCTCAAAGAGCCCGCCGTGTGCGGGTAATTTTTTGTCTGGAGAAAAATATGGCTTCTTGGTTTTCAGAAGGAACCGTCACCGTCAATAACGGCAACACCGTTGTGACTGGTGTCGGTACGAAGTTTTCAAACTGCCGCTCTGGCGATATGTTTGTCGGTCCAGATAACGGCGTCTATCAGGTTATAAACCCGTCGAGCGATACCTCCGTGTCGATCTCGCCGGCTTATCGCGGAGCCAATGCCTCCGGCGCGTCCTACGGCATTGTCCCTGTAAACGGCTACCCAAAGGCCCTGGCCGATGCGGTCAACCTGATGGTTCAGCAGTGGGGAGCCACGCTCGCAGGACTTGGTCCCGTCTCCAGTATGGCGGTTGTCCCGTTTGCAAATGGTGGTACAGGTACTACCACCAAGGCAGCAGCCAAGGTGGCACTGGACCTGGGTACCGCTTCTGCAAAAAACTTTGGCCTTACTAACGGCGACTTGATTCCGGCGGGCGTACTCAGCGGGATGTTTTCCAATGTTGCCCCAGACGCCTATCAAATGGACAGACCTGGCGAGCCCGGGCAACAAGGAGCTTTCTACAAGTTTCTGAATAACGGATCTTCGTCTGGGCTGAGCTACTCAACCCTGATTCGAATTCCGTACAACGTTGGATATGAGGCGCAGATTTTCATTCCTGTGTCGCAAGGCACCGGTTCGCTGCTCTTCCGCACCACGCCTGGTGCCGCTGGAACCTTCGGCCCCACGTATAGCGTTTACCACACTGGAAACACCACTCGTGCCGCAGACGGCACCTTAAAGGCTATTTAAATGACTACTCGCGCAGCGGTAAACATTCTAGGCGCAACTGGCGCTGTCATTGACATCGCCTCCCTGGGTGTCGACTCCATTACCACAGAACACCCAGGCCCCGGCCAGTACCTGGTCTACGGCACGCTCGGGATGGCGCTGGCCCCTGAAGGTTGGGGCTACGTTTTGAACCAGATGGATGCGGCTTGCTCAGTAGCGATCAGCTACCATGACGGAGTGCTGGCGGTGAGCGTTGCAAAAGACGGTGAGCCTGCAGATCTGGCACACAGTATTACTCTGCATGTGGCAGTTGACGCCCTGCCGGCCCAGGAGATTCCTCAATTGCCCCCAACTCCAGCCGATCCCCTGGAAGCCGCCCAGGAAGAAATCGCTAAGCTACGTTCAGCCGCCGACTACGCTATCGCGCCACTTCAGGATGCGGTTGATGTCGACGAAGCCACGGATGCGGAGCTCGCTGCCCTGAAGGTATGGAAGAAGTATCGGCTGGCGCTTAGCCGAGTGGTCGACCAGGCGGATTATCCGCAATCCATTGAATGGCCCGTCATTCCGGCTTAACGGGTACCGCGCACCACCAGCCGCCTTGAGCGGTATTTTTTCGCCTGGAGAAAAGCCATGCCTATCACCGAGCAGCAAATGCTGCAGATACTCCCGAACGCCGGCCGCAATGCCGGCGTTTTTGTTCCTGTGCTGAATGCGGCGATGAGTCGACACGCCATTGTCACCCCGCCGCGCATCGCGGCGTTCATCGCCCAGGTCGGGCATGAGTCGGGCCAGTTGCGTTACGTGCGGGAGATTTGGGGACCAACGCAGCAACAGGCCGGGTACGAAGGTCGTGCCGATCTGGGCAACACCGTGAAGGGTGACGGTTCCAGGTACCGTGGTCGTGGCCTGATCCAGGTCACTGGGCGTGCCAACTATGCCGCGTGCGGCGAGGCCCTGGGGCTGGACCTGATCAACAAGCCTGAATTGCTTGAGTTGCCCCAGCACGCCGCCATGTCAGCGGCCTGGTTCTGGTCGACCAAAGGCCTAAACACGCTGGCGGATCAGGGGCAGTTCGCGAAGATCACCCGACGTATCAACGGTGGGCTTACCGGCCAGGACGACCGCCAGGCGCTGTATGAAAAAGCGCTAAAGATCATGGGGTGAAGCTGTCGCAGAAGATCTGCGAAAGGGTCGTGGTACACAAATATGCACTGAAAGTACTGGCGTTAATTGCGTGAGGTAGTTTTATATCTGTATAAAGCTCTACTGGAAATACCTCCTAATTGAAATCGAACCCAACTCGTTAAACCAGAACGGGTTGCCGTTGACTTCTACCATCTGATTAATCATCTTGCCCATGAGTCCAGATGGTATTTCGGAGTTTTTTCCCTCTGATACTCGCTGAAACTCACGAGCCATGCAGAAACTTATGAAGTCAGCTATTTCTAAGAGGAAATGACTTCCGGGTTGAACAAACTTTGGAGGATGGACTGCAATTCCTGCGCACAAATAAGTGAAAAGTCGAGTGTACTGGAGTCCTAAAAAGCACTCGTCAGCCCATCCCTCTTTTTTCGTTCCGTCTGTTGTGTCTTTAATGTTGTCAAACGTCCATCTTATGCCCTTGTTATTTTCTCTGAATATTGATAGCGTGGTAAGTAATGCCTGTTTGTAGATGTCTTGCTTTTGATGTTTTAACGCAGAGGCTCGGTCTTTTTTGTTTTCTGGTAAAATTATCGCGTTTGAAAAGTTAAATGTTGAAAGGTGCGGCTTTAGGTTTTTAATTAGCTTCGAGAGTTTTTGGCCGTAAAATATTTTTTCTTGAACACTGCTGAAGCTAAAAACTCTATCTTCTCCGCTATCACTCCAAATTTGAGTGAAGTGGTGGGGCCAAAGCTCTGGTGCCACATCTGGACGTGCAACTAGTTTTAGCTTTTGAATTTTGTTTTTAGCGATATCGTGCTTGTCCTTGTGCAGTCCGACCAGTGATATGCAAAAGAAGCTAATCTGTTTGCCATTGCGGGTTATTATTCTTGCTGCCTCGTCTCCGAATAAATTCCAAGTGCTCTCTTTCTCTTTGATTGGGGTGTTGAAATGAAAGTCTTTTTTGCAATCTAAGCATGTTATTGGGAATGAGACAGGTACCCAGTGCCCTGAAGCGTCGGATAATTCAATTGGCTCCTTTGGGAAAAGTAAATCCTCAACCCAGTTAATATCATTTTTGAAGCCGCAGTAGATGCATGTGGCCTTGACAGTATCTAAATCAACTGGGACGACGCCTGGGTTTTTTCTAAATGGCCTTTTGTCTACCATATACAGATCCTCCTTTTCATAGTTGGTTTCGGCGCCCGAGCTGCGCCAAATACAAAAGTCGGATTTGGCGCTGCATCGATTCTTGCCATAATTTTGCCCGTTGGATATGTGGCGTAATATGGCAAGAAAGCTGTCTAATACTAGGTCGGGCTATCCCGGTTTTACAGGCCCTCCCACGCACTTCCTTTCTCATTAGTTTTAGACAGTGATTGGTTGGAAGCCAATGAACACGTAGTCTTTAGGCTACTCAAGCCCATACTGCTGCATCATCGGGGTGTGGGAGGACAGGTCTGAAGTGTTTTTACTCATTGGGTAGTAGGCAAATTCGTTGAAAGTGATGGGGCAAAGGGGGCGCTTGGCCCAGCATTTTTTGCGATGGCGGCAAGGTTAACACGCGAGGTCGGCCCTTCGCAGGTCGCAAACGGCTAGGTAAAACGCAAATTAACCCAATAAAAAGCCCGGCACAGGGCCGGGCTTCGAAAGGCGGTGTGCAATCAAGCTCTTTTCGCTTCTGCCTTCATCATCACGAGATTCTGCTGCTTGGTCGCTTCAGTCAGAACCTCACTGTAGACGCGCTTTTTCTGCTCGGATTTTGCGTCACGGATAAAGTCGGCAAAGGAGCTTTTTGCACCTTTGGACAAGCCCAGCTTGATCGATATCATCAACGCGCTCCTGATGGTGGCCCGAGCTTAGCCGCTAGATCGGCCGAAATCCCAAGCAAGCATGGGGTTTTGATACACGTACAAGATCTGTACGATCTGCCCTTTCTCAATGAGCGTTCCACATTGCTTCTAGCTATTTCTAGATTCGAAAAGGTGCCATCGAGCAGGAAGGATTGTCGTTGATCCAATGCGAGGTCGACGATTTTTTCGACCAAAATAGATACGCCTTGTTGAAACAGCCACGAGTTCGCCCCCTGATACGCGGCAAACTCCTTGCGAAGCTCATCGGGGTCGATCTTTAGGATGGGGGTGTCGGCGAACAGGTTCACGAGAGCGATTGAGGCCTCGGTTTTTCCTGCTCCGGGTGATCCTGCCATGAAGACGGACACCGGTGACTCTTCTGATGGATAGATAGCTTTGTCTGTCAGCCGTTTGGCAATTGATTTTTTATTTGAGCGGGCAAAGCGCAGTGCTTCTTCTGAAATATCAATCTCTGCCGGTGTCATCCTGCCTGCTTCGGGAAATGCGGTCTCTTCAATCAAACATCCCCATCTGTTTCGGTGGTGAGGTAGAGACTATCACGCGAGTCCAGCTCCTTTACTGGCCGAAACGTCACTTAATACATCCGTTTTATGTAGATATATGCAAATTAGCATTTGCCAACCTCAAAAACTCCCGTCACTATCCGCGTTATGCAAAAACGCAATGTTTCTATCGTCTTAAGAGAGCTGCTGGATCGCGACCGGATCTCCCCCACGGAGCTTCATCGGCGCACCGGCGTGCCTCAATCCACACTGTCCCGGATCCTCAGCGGCAAGATCGTTGATCCGTCGGATAAACACATCTCCCGTATCGCCGAGTATTTTCGCGTGAGCACCGACCAACTGCGCGGGCGCGCTGCGGTTGGAGCCTTGCGCGATGACGGGCGCGACCCGATGCATTCGGAACTCAAGGACATAAGCCTGTGGGACGATGACACCCCCGTCAATGATGACGAGGTGTCGATCCCTTTTCTGCGCGAGGTTGAATTGGCTGCTGGATCAGGAAGATTCGTCATCGAGGAAAGCGAGAAGGCCAGCCTGCGGTTCGGCAAGCGCAGTCTGCGGCACAACGGCGTGCAGTTCGACCAGGCCAAGTGCGTGACGGTACGCGGCAACAGCATGTTGCCGGTATTGCGCGACGGTGCCACGGTTGGCGTGAACGCCGGTAAAAGCGGCATTGGCGATATCGTCGATGGTGATCTGTATGCCATCAATCACAACGGCCAGCTGCGAGTTAAACAGCTCTACCGCCTGCCTTCCGGGATTCGCCTGCGCAGTTTCAATCGTGATGAGCATCCGGATGAGGACTACAGCTTCCAGGATATACAGGATGAGCAGATCAGCATCCTCGGTCATGTTTTCTGGTGGGGCATGTACGCCCGCTAACCCCCTCGCGTAAGACGAAACCCGCCTATGAGCGGGTTTTTTTTCGCCCCGAAAAAACCGGCAAACCCCATGCTGGCAAGGCCTCAAATGCATTCGTGCATTTCCATAGCAAAAATAAATGCATTGATGCATTGACTGTATATGCATACATGCATATTCTTCACCTCAAGCCAGCCAACAAGGCCTGGTGGAGGCGGCAAGGATGCTGCCAAGGAAGACAAGGAAGGCACGCAACATCGGCAAGGACGCCATCGAAGCGATGGCAGGGATGCCAGGCAACACCGGCAAGGATGCCGACGCTCTTTAGTTTCAACGCTTCAAAAACAGGCAGCGATGAACCGGCCTTGACGGTTCAGAGGGTTGGCAACTGACCCGGGTGTGCAGCGTAAAGCACCAGAAGCAGTTATCCGGCAGACAGGGATCGTGGTCGGAAAAACATCGAGGAAAGGACCGTACCGCGCCAGTAGCGCCGAAAGTCCGAGGACCGCATTACTGAAAAGCCCGGGCAACCGGGCTTTTTGGAATGCCTACCTATCGAAGCATCTGTAAATGAAATATGGATTATTAAATGCTCAGCCAGGAGGCGTGACATGACAAATGAACAGCAAGCGTTAGCGGAAATGCCTATCTGGCTGGTCATCGTACTGGCCGTGATCGGCGGCGTATCCGGCGAGATGTGGCGGGCCGATAAGGAAGGGGCTCGCGGTTGGTCGCTGATTCGACGCCTGGCCCTGCGTTCCGGGGCGTGCATGGTCTGCGGGGTTTCGGCTCTGATGCTGTGCTACGCAGCGGGGATGTCGATCTGGACCGCCGGCGCCATTGGTTGCCTGACCGCCATGGCCGGTGCCGACGTGGCTATCGGCCTTTATGAGCGGTGGGCGGCCAAGCGCATCGGGATCAACCAAGGCTCCCGCCAGGACCCGCAGTAATCGTTGCAAGGACGCTACATAAAATGACGCTTATCGAAAAGCCATCCCAACTGCCCCAGGCCGTGGGCGCTGCGCTGCATGCAGCTTTCCCGGACCTCAAGGTCGGCAGTCATCAGGACTTCCAGGACGACACTGAAAAAACCGGTGTGCAGGTCACAGTCGAAGGCAATGGCCCGGGCATTCGCTCTCGCGAAGGGCGCAAGGCTCACGTGCTGAGCATTTCACTCAGGGCCATGGTCGCCCCCGGGGCATTGCCGTTCGATGCCTGCGACCTGGCCAGCCAACTCATGGATCTTGTGCTGGATAACCGTTGGGACCTGCCCCAGGCACAGTGCGATTTGCCCGCAAATATCGTCGCCGCTCCGGCTGTGCGCAGCACCCTTGATGCGGACTACGACACCTGGACAGTTTCGTTTACTCAAACCCTCTATCTGGGGCCGCCGTTACTTGAAGATCCTACAGGCCAGCCGCTGTTTGCCTGCACCTGGGACGTCTCCAACATCGACGATCCAGCCCAATACAAACCACTGGCAGAGTAGCCCATGTTCGACGCGCTGTTACGCATGCAATTGGGACCGATCGTCGAACGCCTGGCAGAGATGGAGACCCAACTCGAAGACCTTTACCGCCGCGCTGAAAGCTTCTGCCGGATTGGCATTTGCCAGCAGGTCGACGCGGCCAGCAACACCTGCAAGGTCAGCCACGGTGATTTGCTGACCCCGGCGATCCGCTTTTTCAACCCCAGCGCCGGTGCGCAAACGGAAACCCGCATTCCAACGGTGGGCGAGCAATGCCTGTTGCTTAACTACGGTGGCGGGGAGGGCGGCGTGCAGTCAGTGGCGCTGTTCGGCCTCAACAGTGATCGCTTTCCGCCGGTCTCCAGCGTTGCGACGCTGACCCGGCGTCGCCATCACGACGGCACCCAAAGCGACTACGACGACGCCAGCCATACCTTCAACTGGGTCAACGGCCCAACCACCGTCAGCGGCTCCCGTGAACAGGTCGACATTAAAGTCGGCGCCGCCAGCCTGACCATGAATGCCCAGAGCATCACTTTGCAAATCGGCGGCACCAGCCTGTTGCTGGATGTTGGCGGAGCTCACTTCAGCGGCCCGGTAGTGGACCATCAAGGACGCGTCATCAGCCCCCGATAAGGACATCCCATGCTCGGAATCGAGAGGAACACCGGCGCAGCCGTCGATGACTGGCTGCAATTTGTGCAGCGCGCCACCCGAGCGCTGACCACCCCCGTGGGCACCCGGCAAAAGCGTCCGTTGTATGGCTCGCTGATCCCGCAGTTGCTCGGGCAAAACCTCGGCGACGACCTGCTGATTCTCGCCCAGAGCCATGCCGCCCAGGCGTTCTACAACACCCATAACGGCATCAGCGATTTTGACCCCCAGGTCATCGTCGCCACTCGCCAAGGCGCCGGCCTGTTGCTGCGGTTTGCCGGCACCTGGAAAAACCGCCAACAATCCTTCGAGGTCGTGACATGAGCATGTTGATCCCCGGCCAGAACCAACTGGCGGAACCGACCATCATCAAGGTGGATGAGTTCGAACCGTTGCTGGCCGAGTTCAAGACGTTTGTCATCGACTACGTCGCCACCCGCGCGCCGCAAAGTGCGGCCAAACTCAGGGCCAGCCTCGACAACGAAAGCGAACTGCTGACCCTGGCCCTGGAAGCGTTTTGCGTGCGTCTGCAAACCCACGAGCGTAAATACAACGCCCGCATCAAGCAGATGCTGGCGTGGTGGGCCACCGGCAGCAACCTGGATGCGCGCCTGGCCGATATGGGCCTGGAGCGCCAAGTGCTCGACCCTGGCGACTCGGCGGCGTTCCCGCCCGTGCCGCCCACCCTGGAAAGCGACGACGACGCTCGCCTGCGTTACTACCTGGCCCCCCACGCCCCGGCAGCGGGCTCGCGGATGCAGTATCGCCGCGAAGTGTTCACCCTTGGCGAGCGCCCGGCGGTGAAAGTGCAAAGCGCGACGCCGGGTGTGGTGACGGTCACCTACACCTTCGATCCAGATGGTTATGCAGCCCAGGTCAAGGACGGCAACGCCCGACGCACCGCACCGGGTGAAGTCATGGTCACTGTGCTTTCCCGCGAGGGCGACGGCACGCCGTCTGCGGACTTGCTTGACGGTGTGCGTCGACATTTCGCACGGCCGGATGTAAGGCCCGAAACCGATCTTGTCAGCGTCCAAGGCGCACAGATTCAACCCTACAAAATTCGCGTGGTGGCCAAGATCAACGCTGGCCCGGACTCGGGGCTGACCCAAGTGGCGGCGCAGAAGCTGCTGCAAGACTACGCAGAGTCCTGCCATCGCCTGGAAGGGCGGGTCGACCCCAGCTGGATCGACTACGCCATTCATAGCGCGGGTGCTGCGCAACTGCAGATCCTGGAACCGCTGGCGCCGATTGTCAGCACCGCGTTCCAGGCCCCGTATTGCACGGGTGTCGAGGTGGAGGTGCGCACGCTATGAGTGAACCCAACGCGAGTCTGTTGCCGGCCAACAGTTCACCGCTGGAAAAGGCCCTGGACCTGGGCTTCGGCACATTGCTTGAGCGCGTCACGCCGCCGTTTCCAGCGCTGATGAACCCACTTCAAACCCCCAGCGAATTCCTCCCGTACCTGGCCGCCGACCGCGGCGTCAGCGAATGGGATGCCGAGGCCAGCGAGGCCGAAAAGCGCCTGACCGTGGCCTTGTCCTGGCAGATCCAGCGCCAGGCTGGTACGCCCAAGGCGCTGAGTCATGCGGTGGAGTCATTGGGCTTCACTCCCAACATCAGCGCCTGGTATCAGCAGCGTCCCTTGGGTGTGCCTTACACCTTCGACGTACAGGCGATCATCGGGCGCAGTTGGTCCAGCGGTGATCACAACCGGCTGATCCGGCGTATCAATGCGGCCAAGAGTGAGCGCGATCAGGCGACGATCACCATCGTGCATGAAACCGAAGGTCAGCTTGCGTTCACGCAAGTGCTCGACGCCCCTTTAAGCGACGGCGAGTTTTATCTAAACGGCGCGTTGCCGGAATGGGCGCTGGTTGCTCGGCTTAACAGTGCCGGGGTTGCCCAGCACTACACCATTAACGACTACGACCTCAGGGCGCAGCCATGACAGATGAAATCACGCGCCTGGTGCGCTTCACTTCCAAAGGTTTGGATGAAGTGCTGCAGGCAAAGAACCAGGGCCTCAAAGGCGAAATCACCCACATCGGCGCCGGCACCGGCCGCTACAACCCCGACGGCACAGAAGTGGCCTTGCGTGACGAGCGACAACGGGTGGCCATCGTCGATTACGAAGACCTGGGCGAGCGCCAACTCAGGATGGCCGCGCTGTTTGATGGCGACGGCGAATATGAGATTGGCGAGTTCGGTTTTTACCTCGCAAGCGGGACTTTGCTGGCGGTGTATTCCGTGGCGGGGAAGTTGCTGACGTATAAGGCGGCGGCGGCTCGGGTGCTGCAGAAGTTTACGTTGGATGTTTCGCCGTTGCCGACGGATAGCGTGACGATTGTGGTGGGTAGCGACAATTTGAATGTGCTATTGACTGATGAAATTGCGGCCTTATCAGCTGCGAGCATAGACAATATGGCACGCGGTGTAGGGGTTCTATTTCGAGTGATGGAAGTCGAAAGAAAATAGAACGTTTTCAATTTATTTTACATGACGCTATCCAGGCGTTTAGGAGCATTCATTTGAGTACCGAACAGCAACTTGCTGCCGTTGTAAGCGCGGCAAATAACTTGACTAACGTCATTACCGGAAAAGTCGGAGAAATTGACAAGGCGATAGTCGATGCCCGCCAGGCGTACGACGCTCAATTGTCGGAGTTGAAAAATAGACTCCCAAGATTGGCGGTCACCAAGAACTTCAATTTGTCCCCGAATGCCGATGGAACACTGATTGAAAATTGGGGGATTCACGCTGAAGTGACGCCGACTAAGCTGCGAACTATCACCACTGCCTCTCAAGCGGCCGGACGCCCGCAAGCTGATGTGGATTTCTTGCTTCAGGTGCAGGCAGATGTGCGTGAGCAATATCCAAATTTTGAAATCAGGGCCAGCGACTATTGGCGCACGTTGGTACATCTGTGGCAAATGAAGTGGTCGGTGTCAGACGCTAGTCCTTGGCTCGCGTTCCCTTACACTGTCGATATGGCGCTCGCGAATGGCTCTGGTGCAGTACCGCAGAACTCCTACCTTACCGTTGGTGCCTTCGTACGTCTTTTGGAGGGTAACGTGTCTGGAGCATGGAGTAATGGCGTTGAAAAAGGCAAATGGCGCTGGTGCTCCAGTGTTATTTCTCCTACAGAGCTGTTTGGAACTTATTACCATCTGCACCCGATGCGCACCTCGTCAACTGGCGTTGTTGAGGTGATGCTCGCAGGGGCATGCACAGGCGTTGTAACCAACCCAGGTGATTGGGGAACGATGTTGGCCCTAGGCTGAGGAGAGAATATGAAACCACTATTTATACCTGCTGAACTTCATCCGATTATCAAGTGGGAAATGATTCGTAAGGCAAGGGATCAAGACTTGTCGGCGAGTGATTATGCAGCAATGCCAGACTATCCGATGCTCGACACCCATAAGCTCTTGTTCGCTGAGTATCGTCAAAAACTGCGTGATATTCCAGATCAGGGAGAAAACCCTGATGCAGTGCTCTGGCCATCCAAACCAGATTTCCTGAAATAACTGATAACCGCGAAAGCGGTTTTTTTTCGCCTCCTCCAAAGCCCCTCCTCAACAGGGGCTTTTGCATTTTCCACCCGGAGATTTTTCACCCATGCCCACCCGCCAAACCTACACCGTCCTCATCCCATTCCCCATCGGTAACGGCCATTGGTCCATCGCCGGCGAAGAACTGGAACTGCTGGACGTCGAAGCATCCGCCTTGCGCACCGCTGGCCGCCTGGAACTGTCCAGCGTCCTCAACTCCACCCCCAAGAAGGCTGAATAATCATGGCTGAGGTTTTGAACTTCGAGCACAACGGCATCACTGTGAATGCCACCGAATCTCCCGAGGCCATGGGTGGCCTTGGCGATAACGTGATTGGCCTGGTCGGCACTGCGCCGAATGCCCACGTATCGATCCCGAAAAACGCCCCGTTTCGTATCAACAGCTTCACCACCCAGGCGCTGCTGGACCCTACGGGCACCGAGTCGGGCACCTTGTTCCAGGCGGTGTATCAGATCCTCAAAGTGGTCAAGGTGCCGGTCTATGTGGTCATCGTCGAAGAAGGCGCCACCCCGGCCGATACGATCAACAATGTGATCGGTGGCAATGACCCGGTCACCGGCCGCAAGCTGGGCCTGGCTGCCCTGAGCAGCGTGCCTGAAGACCTGACCATCATCGGCGCCCCAGGCTTTACCGGCACCAAGGCCGTGGCCGGTGAGTTTGCCTCTTTCGGCAAGCGCATCAAGGCGCGTGTGGTACTGGATGGCAAGGACGCTTCGGTGGCCGATCAAGTGACCTACAGCGGCGAGCTGGGCGGTGCCGACCTCGGTTTCGACCGTTGCCTGCTGGTGCACAACATGCCTTCGGTGTACTCCAAGGCTGCGAAGAAAAACGTGTTCCTGTCGCCATCCTCGTTGGCCATCGCCGCACTGGCCAAGGTCAAACAGTGGGAAAGCCCGGGCAACCAGGTGACCTTCGCTGAGGACGTTTCCCGCGTGGTCGAGTACAACATCCTCGACACCTCCACCGAAGGCGACCTGCTCAACCGCCATGGCGTGAGCTACTACGCCCGCACCATCCTCGGCGGTTTTTCATTGCTGGGTAACCGCTCCATCACCGGCAAGTTCATCAGCTACGTCGGCCTGGAAGATGCCATCAGCCGCAAGCTGGTCAAGGCCGGCCAGAAAGCCATGGCCAAGAACCTCACCAAGTCCTTCATGGACCAGGAGGTCAAGCGCATCAACGACTGGCTGCAAACCCTGGTGGCCGACGAAACCATCCCCGGCGGCAGCGTGTACCTGCACCCGGAACTGAACAGCGTCGAGAAGTACAAGAACGGCACCTGGTTCATCGTTATCGACTACGGCCGCTACGCGCCTAACGAACACATGGTTTATCAACTCAACGCCCGCGATGAAATCATCGAGCAGTTCCTGGAGGATGTTCTCTAATGTTTACAAACCGAGTCAGACAGGCCATTGCGGCCACCCTTCAAGGCCTGCCGTTGTCCGCAACCGTGGAAGAGTTCACCCCGCCAAAGATCGAGTTCGACATGGAGCCCATGTCCGGCGGTCGCTTTATCGCCGAGGAAATGGCCAAGAGCGGCAAGGTGCTCAATGCCAAGCTGGTGCTGCAAGGTGCCGGTCCGGAAATCATGCTGGCCCTGGGCGTGCGCATGGGCGACGACATCCTGCTGAACGTGCGTGAAGCCGGCCAGGACCAGGACGGCAAGACCTACTTCACCTACCACACCGTCGGCGGCAAGCTCAAATCCCTGGAGGAGGCGAAGCTGAAAATGGGCGACAAGGCTACCACTACATTGGAACTGTCCTGCCGCACCTACAACCGTCTGGAAAATGGCGTTTCGGTGATCGACATCGACGTGCGCACCCAGAAGTTCGTGCTCAACGGCGTCGACATTCTGGGCGATGCGCGCCGCGCCGTGCTGATGCCGTAAGGATAACTGCAATCGAAGCGGGCACGGTCAATGTGGGAGCCGGGCTTGCCCGCGATGCAGGCGACTCGGTGCGTCTGGAGCACCGAGTTGATGCTATCGCAGGCAAGCCAGCTCCCACAGAGACCGCGCTCAGATTGGGATTCCCGTGCTTTTCAATACCGCTCTACAAGGAATTGCCCCATGGCCTGGATGCCACCGTTGCATATCCTGCTGGCTCCGATCACCGCCGACACCGGCGCGACGATCCAGCAGGTTCAGCTAAAACCGTTGTTCTACGCCGCGCAAAAAGACGCGCTGGCCCGGGCCGGTGATGACGAGGACGATCAGTTTTTCGAACTGGCGAAACTCGCCACTGGCCTGTCGGAAAAAGAGCTCGACCAGCTCAAGCGCCCTGATTACGTGAGCATTGCCCAGTACGTACACGAGATGTCGACGCGCCCGACGTCGTTCTTCCTGAATGCGGATGAAGTGACACCCCAGGACCAACCCGTCCAGTTGCTATTGCCCCTAAATGCAGCCGGCCGAACCCTGACCGAACTGCCGCTGGAAATGCCTGCCCTGCGCGCCACCAAGGTGATGAAAAAGCTCGCCACCAACAAAGAGCGCGCCGAATTCATCACCGCCCATTGCACCGGCCTGATGATCCCTGACCTGGCCGGTTTGACCGTGCCCGACTGGACGGAACTGCAGGAGCGTATCGACGATTTTTTAAATCAACCGGCGGACTTCTTTCGCAGCGCGACATCGAAGTAATCCTCGATGTGGTGCCGCTGATCTACTCGGTCAATGAGGCGGAGATCCTCGACTGGGACGCCGGAAAAGCATTGCGCCGCTACGACATTGCGATCACTCGCCTTGGCGTTAAACAGGAGTAAGCGGGATGCAAGAAACTCAATTTGGGACCAGGCTCGTCCAGGAGGACAAGCGTTGGCTGCTTGGCGATGCGGACCTGGGCAATGTGCTGGCGCCGTTTTCCGCAGACCTCGCCGCGCCTGTCAGCCTTGAATCGGTACCACAGTCGGCGCCGTTATTGTTGCCGCAGCCGCAGCCGCAACCGCAACCGCAACCGCAACTCCAACCCCAGCCGCAACCACTGCCGGAGCTGACCTCGGCGCTGATCACCGTCAGTGTGGACATCAACGCTCTGGCCCAAGAGCAAATTCGGTTGCGCGAATCGCTGGAAACGCTCACCAGCACGCTGTTCATTAGCGCCAATTCCCTGGCAACCAAGACGGCAGAGGTCCGCGCGGGAGTCGCAGAAAGCAAGCAGGACAAGCCTGCGTCTGCTACCCCGTCCTGGGGGGAAAAAAGTGTTGAACTGGCCACGGATGCCGTCAAGTTCGTCGGCAAGGAAGTGTTCACCGGTTTGTGGGATAAAGCCAAAGACCGTCTTTCAGGCAAGGCGATTGATGCGGTGGCTGCCAGGTATCCGAAGGGTGCCAAGTGGCTCAAGGACGATAACGGCAAGGGCGCTGAAAAAGGCAAGGACTGTTGCTGCACGGGAGCACTGCCTGCGCAGATTCGCGGCCCGCTTGATAGCGCTGCCGCACAGTTGCCAGAGAGTGTCGGTGAGACCGCCAGGAAAGAAGAGAAGGCACGCCCCAAAGATAATCCCAGGAGGCCGCGCGGCAAGCGTAACAAGGCCCGTCAAATAAAATCGCGCGAGGTCAAAATCCCAGAGGTCAGAAGGCGGACGGATCTCAAATCGCAGCCTACTGTCACGCCAGCCCCTGCTGCGCCGCCAGTCAATATCATGGGCCAGCCGCAGCTAGCGTTCGACAGCAAACGGGTGAGCGAGACTACACGCAGTATTTCCGGCAACTCATTGACCTCTTACGCAGCCGCTTCGGCAGACCGAGTCGCAGCACAGGGTGGGCCCAAGGGTTTGGCCCCTGGACTGTCGGGGACGCTCGCAAAGCTTGAATCGTCCGCCGTACGTCGCCTTGGCCCGCTGAAGTATGTCGACACCGCCGTGGATGTGATCCAGGGCGTACGCAATGGCGACGCCAAGGCCGTTGGTGCTGGCCTTAGCACTGCTGGCGGCGCCTGGGCGGGAGCATCCGCCGGCGCCGCGCTCGGCACGCTGGTTTTCCCTGGCATTGGCACCGCAGTCGGTGGCGCCATCGGTGGCTTGCTCGGCAGCGAAGCCGGCAGCTGGCTTGGGGACAAGTTGTTCGGTTCAGGCGATCGTCTACCTGCGCCGAACGCGCTGAGTAAAGAGCTCAACAGCGCGCGAACGGACAACGTCCAGGTCACGCTCTCACCGAGCATCCAGATCACCGGCGTTAATCCGGCGGACGCCCAGCAAGTGGTCAATCAGGTGATCCAGGCCCTGCAATTTCAATGCGTGCCGATGGTCACCGATTCCCTGGGCATCCGGCGCAACGCGGCACTGGCCGATCCTTCAGGAGGTGATTGATGCGACAACAAATGGTGCTGGGCGACTTTATTTTTGGGTTATCCCGAGGGTTCGCCTATTCCACACTGGCCCGCAACAGCGACGGCGGCTGGAGTGACCTGGCGATTATTGCCAGCAAGCCGCAGTCGCGTCAGAGCGGCCAGAAGCTGGAAAAACTCACCTTCAGCGGCACGGCCATGTACGCCGTTGGCATGCAGCGCCTGGACGAATTGCGCGCTCTGCAAAATGCGCGGGCGCCGTTGCCGCTGGTCGACGGTATCGGCCGTAACTGGGGCCTGTGGCGGATCAATTCGGTGGTGGAAGCCCAAAGCAATGTGATCGATGACGGCACTGCCATGGTCATGACCTGGACCCTTGAGCTGGAGGAGTACGTCAATGCGTAGAGTGCGAAGTATTGCCGGTGATTCGGTCAACCTGCTGCTCTACCGCGAACTGGGGCGTTGCGATGACGCGGCGGAAGAAACCCTCTGGCGCTTGAACCCTGAACTGGCTGAATACGGCCCGGTACTGCCGGCAGGCGTATGGGTGGTCGTGCCTGAGATGCAAGCCCGGCCGGCTGCTGTACGGCCCGTTCTGGCCTGGGATTAAGGAGGCTGCATGGCACAGGGATTTACCCCGATCGTAGAGTTCTACGGCGCCAACGCGGCGCTGCTCAATCAACGCCTGATGCACTGGAGCCACACCGACGCCGCGGGTATCCAGACTGACCGCCTGGAACTGACCCTTAATATAGAAGGGTTGGAGGGCTTGCCCAGCCTCAGTGGCAAGATTGGCCTGCGCGTCGGTTACCAGGAAACCGGCTTGGTGGAAAAAGGCGAGTTTGTTGTCACCCAACGCACCCCAGTGTTGTTTCCGATGCGCCTGATGATCGTGGCGACCGCCGCGCCCTTCAGCGAGGCGGATAAAAGCGGCTATCGCCAGCGCCGCTCTGCCAGCCATGGGCCGACTACCTTGGGGGCATTGTTTCGCCAAGTGGTCAGCCGCCATGGTTTTTCACCGCGAGTGGCACCGACACTGGACGGCATTGCGATTGCGCACATCGACCAGTCCAACGAAAGCGACATGGCCTTCATCACCCGCCTGGCCAAGCGTTACAACGCGGTCACCAAGCCGTTTAACGAGCTTTACGTGCTGGCCGAAGCGGGGCAGGCCAAGTCCCTTACCGGCCAGTTGCTGCCCGAAGTGAAGCTGTCTGTGACACACGACAACCGCCCGGGAGACCAGGCCTTTATCACCGCCAAGCTCGACGAAAAATCGCGCTCCAAGTACATGGGCAGCCGCGTCAGCTGGTGGGATTCCGGGGCTGGCAAGCAGCGCATGGTCCAGGTCGGGATTGCCCCGTTCAAGACCTTGCGCCAGCGCTGCCAGAACGAAGCCGAAGCCCGCGCCGTGGCCGAAGGCGAACTGCGCCGGGTGGGCCGTGAAGGTTTGAAGCTGCAGATCGATTGCCCCGGTAACCCTTTGCTCGCTGCCGAAGGCTTGCTGGTGCTGGATGAAACCTGGCCTTCGTATATGCAGGGGCGCTGGTCGATTACTCAAGTGACCCACGTTGGCGACCCGGCGACGGGATATCGCAGCTCGATCATGGCCAGTGGACTGGCGTCTTGATCGTCACTACTGCGCGCCGTTGAAGCTCCCCATTACCGACCTGAAGCGATACAGGAACCAAGATGCCTATGAACGACGAAGAATTGGCCGCGATCAACCGCTTGATCGCCGCCCTGCAAACCCAGACCGATGGCCAGGTGGCGCTCAACGCGGCCATTCGACTGTTGGCCCAGAGCAACCAGGCGTTGGTCGACCTGATCAAGAGCCGAGAGCCGGACCCGAATGCGCCGCCTTATCTGGATGGCAAACCGGCCCCCTGATCCCGTCTCGACCTGCCTTGCACGCAGCAACACAGCCGTTGCACCCCACAGCCCGCCTTCGCGGGTTTTTTATTGTTCATGGAGAACATTCGATGTCGATTCTTACCCAAGGTACCCAGATTTTTGCCCTCGTCCCGCCGGTCTCCGGCACCGGGCCCTACACCGTGCTGGAAGTCGAGCACGCCACTTCGTTCGAACCGGGCGGTGCCCCGGCCGAGCAGATTGAAGACACCAGCCTCAATGCCGAAGAGCGCAGCTACAAGAAAGGTTTGCGTACCCCTGGCACGGCGAGCCTGGGCCTGAACGCCGACCCGACCAACGCCAGCCATATCCGCCTGCACCAGCTCTCCGAGGCCAAGGGCGATACCGGCGTGAAGTGGGCGGTGGGCTGGTCCGACGGCAAGGACGTGCTGCCAACCGTCAACGCCAAGGGCGATGGCTTTGAGCTGCCGGCAACCCGCACCTGGTTCACATTCGACGGCTACGTCTCGGACTTCCCGTTCAACTTCGCACTGAACGCAGTCGTGACCACCACCGTCACCATCCAACGCACCGGCGCCAGCGCCTGGATCAAGAAAGTCTGAGAGACGCCATGAACCTCAAACAACTGAAAGCCAAGGGCGGCATCGTCGATGCCCAGCCGGTGAAGAAAGACATCAGCTGGACGCACCTGGACAGCAAAACCGGCAAGCAAGTGACTGACACCTTCACGGTGCACATCCGTCGCCAGTCGTTCGGTGTGATCGAACGTCTGTTCAGCCAGGGCGAGTCGGCACAGAGCCGCAACGCCAGCTACCTCGCCGCCTCAGTGTCATTGGGGGCCGAGGGTGATGAAGCCCTGAGTTACGACGATGCGTTCGGTCTTGAGCCGTCATTGGGGTTTGTGATCCTCAATGCAGTCAATGAGGTCAATGGCACCCAGGGTGGTGGCGCAAAGAGCTGACGGCCGCCGATGAGTTCTGGCACGAACTGGTGCTGAACGGAGTGGGCGGCCGCACGATCGCCGAAGCCAAGGAACGCATGACCTACCACGAAGCCCTGGCCTGGGGACGCTATATCGACCGATATGGCTCCCTGCACGCCGGTAGGCGGCTGGAGGCGGGCAGCGCGTTGGTGGCGCTGCAGACCCACCGGCTGGGCGGCGGCACGGCCGAGATGATTGACTTCATGCCCCACGAGCTGCGCCGGGGTGTGTCGCTTGAACGTGCGATGAACGAGTGGCGTTAAGGACGACGCCACTTTCCTTGAAACCCGTTTCGACGGGTTTTATCCATGACCCGGAGAAACCTATGGCAACTGCTTCCCAGGGTAATCTGACGCTCAACCTCGGCAGCCTGGAGCAGGCCCTGGCGAAGGCGTCGCGGATTACCGAAAACAGCATGCGCGAGATGCAGCAGAAGATCGAGGACGCCAGTAAAAAGGTCAGCGCCTCTGCTGCAGCTGCGCTACAGGTCACGTCCGGTCAGTTCAAGGGCTTTCAAAGGGCCTATGACCCGGCCACGGATGCGGCGGAAAAATTTATCCAGAAAAATGCGCAACTGGTGCAAGTGCTCAAGCAGAGTCAGGGTGCGCAGAATGATTTTGTTGGCGCGCTGGATGCGCAGTCCAGTTACACCGAGCGGGCGGGGCTGAAGTTTCCAGTGGGTGGGCCGTACGCAGAGGCTGTACCGACGCCTTCGGGTGACGACGCGGCGATGGCATTTCTGGACGACGCAAAGACCCGGCAGGTAAAGAGCAACTTCGCCGAAATGACGCAGTTGCTTGATGACTGGCGCCAGGGGGCGAGCAGCGCATTCGAAGAGTATTCGACCAAGGCAGGCACGGCGGCCGAGCAGTCGAAGGCAGTGTTTAGCAGTGCTTTCGAAAAGATGGACCAGGCTGTTCTGACGTTCGCGACCACGGGGAAATTCAACTTCTCAGATTTTGCTACCTCGGTTCTCAAGGACATGGCCACGATGGCGGCGAAGACCGCGGCATCCAGTGCGCTGAGTTCGTTGTTCGGGCTGGCCAGTTCGGCAGTGGGCGCCTGGTTGGGCAGCAGCACGCCCGCTCCGACAACCACCAGTGTCGGTGCTAACAGCTACACCTTTAACCCCCAGCTCAACACGGCGGGTATTCATTACAACGCGAAAGGGAGCGCCTGGAACTACGGTGTTCAAGCCTTCGCCAACGGCGGCACCTTCACCAATTCCGTCGCCTCAGGCCCAACCCTGGCCCCCATGGCCCTCTTCGGCGAAGCCGGCCCCGAAGCCATCATGCCTCTGAGCCGTGGCTCCGACGGCTCCCTCGGTGTGCGCGCACTGGGCGGCGGTCAGTCAGGCAGCACCAGCAGCAACCAGGTGGTGATCCAGCAAACCATCAACGTTGCCGACGGCCAGGGCTCAGGCACCGACACCAACGCCCAGAACGTTGCCCGCGCCTACGCCGGCTCTGCCCGTCAGGGCGCCGCCGAGCAGATCGCCCGCGACCTCAAGCCGGGCGGGCAAATCTGGTCGGCCATCAACGGCCGCTGACCACCAACGGCTTACGCCTGGAGAAAACATGAGCACAGAAACTTTCACATGGGTGCCCAAGGTGGAGCCCGTCGGCAGCGTCGAGTTTCGTCTTAAGACGGCCAAATTCGGCGATGGCTACCAGCAAACGGCAGCGGACGGGATCAACAACAAGACCCAGTCCTGGCCACTGACGTTCGTGGGTGACGAAGCGCGCATCAAAGCGATCGTTGCTTTCCTTGATCGCCATGCCGGCGCCAAGGCGTTCAACTGGACCGCACCACTGGCAGCGCCTGCGTTGTATCGCTGCAAGGGTTACCAGCCAACGCCCATGGGCGCCGGGCTCTACTCCCTGACGGCAACGTTCGAGCAAGCCTTCCACCCCTAGCGCCGCCTCCACCCCGCCGTAGTGCGGGGTTTTCTTTGCCCGGAGAATCATATGTCCATCACTGCAGATATCCAGACCCTGGAGCCCGGGGCCTGGGTGGAGCTTTTCGAGCTCGATGCCACCCACCTGGGTGCCGAGTTGTACCGATTTCACGGTTACCCCCAGGAGTCATCGATCTTCTGGCAGGGCCACGAATATTCACCCTGGCCGATCCAGGCCGAGGGCTTCGAAATGTCGGGGCAGGGCACCCAACCGACGCCGACACTGGCCGTAGGCAACGTCGGCGGTTTCATCACGGCGCTGGTGCTGTATTTCGAAGACCTGGTAGGCGCGCGCCTGATCCGCCATCGGACTTTGGCCAAGTACCTCGACGGCCAGCCCGAAGCTGACCCGGAAGAGGAACTGCCGCCAGACATCTGGTACGTCGAGCGCAAGGTTGCCGAAAGCAGTGAGACGGTGAAGTTCGAACTGGCCAGCGCGCTGGACTTCAACGGCGTGCAACTGCCCCGTCGACAGATCGTTGCCAACGTATGTTGGTGGCTCAGCTGCGGCGGTTATCGCGGCCCCTATTGCGGCTACAACGGCGGCCCGGTGGCGGATGCCAATGACGTGATTGTCACCGACGCGGCCAAGGATAAATGTGGTGGGCGGCTGACCAGCTGCAAGCTGCGTTTCGGCGAAAACAACCCACTGCCCTACGGCTCATTCCCGGCAGCCGGACTGTTGCGGAGCTGAGCATGAACAAGACCAACCTGGCGGCGATTGCCCGGCACGCCGTGGCCGCGTATCCCCATGAGTGCTGCGGCCTGCTGATTCGTGAAGGGCGCAAGCGTGTGTATGTGCCGTGTCGAAATACGGCGAGCACGCCCAGCGAACATTTTCGTCTGGCGCCCGAGGACTACGCTGGCGCCGAAGAGCGGGGCGAGATTCTCGCGGTGGTGCACAGCCATCCGGATTGTCCGGCGACACCCAGTGAAGCAGACCGCGTGGCGTGCGAAGCCTCCGGGTTGCCCTGGCACATTGTTGAAGTACGCACCGACGACGACGGACAGGTGCGTACCGGTGAATGGGCCAGTTGCACGCCAAACGGCTACCAGGCGCCCCTGATCGGTCGTGCCTTCGCCCACGGCGTGCATGACTGCCTGAGCATCATCCTCGACTACTACCGGCGCGAGCTGGGCATCGAGCTTGGCGACTATCAGCGTGAAGACGGTTGGTGGGACAAGGGCGGCAACCTCTACCTGGACAACCTGCCGGCCGCCGGTTTCGTGCAGGTCAGCCAACTGCAACAGGGCGATATCGTGCTGATGCAGATCCGGTCGCCAGTGCCCAACCATGCCGCGATCTACCTGGCCGACGGCGTGCTGCAAAGCGAACCCGAGCATTACCCGGCCCCAGGTTCCATCCTGCACCACCTGTATGGTCGCGACAGCAAGCGCGATACCTACGGTGGCTATTGGGGCGAGGTGACGGTCAGCTATTGGCGACATGGCCTGCGGGCCAAACACTAACCACATCGGCGGATCATTCGCCTGGAGGATGCCATGCATCATGAAAAAGTCAGGACGGTGCGCCTCTACGGCAGCCTGGGCGCGAGCTTCGGGCGTGTGCATCGGCTGGCGGTGAGCAATGCTTCGGAAGCGATCCATGCGCTGTGCATTCTGGTGCCGGGGTTCGAGCGTTTCTTGATGGAGTCCAAGGACCGGGGCGTGACGTATTCGATTTTCCTGGGCCGCGACAACATTGGCCAGGATCGCCTCAAGGCACCTCCAGGCGCTGCGGATATCCGTATCGCACCGGTGCTGATGGGCAGCAAGCGCGCAGGGTCGATGCAAACCATTATTGGTGTGGCGCTGATTGTGGCTGCGTCGTACTTCTCTGGCGGTCTGGCCTCGGGCAGTTCCTCTGCCTTGATCGGTGCTTCATCCACCACCGGTTGGACCTTCGCCGCGAGCATGGGGATTTCCATGGCCATGGGTGGCGTCGCGCAGTTGATGTCACCCATGGCCAAAGGCCTGGGCACCATGGACCGTCCGGAAAACCGTGCGAGTTACAGCTTTAATGGGCCGGTCAATACCAGCATTCAAGGCAGCCCGGTGGGTCTGCTTTATGGTCAGTTGACGGTAGGCAGCGCGGTAATCAGCGCAGGCATTTATGCACAGGACCAACTATGAGGAAGATTGCGGTGACTCCCTATTCCCCAACGTGCGTGCCAGCCATACAACAAGCCGCCACTGAAAAGGTGCGCACGGTTCGCCTGTACGGCGTGCTGGGTGCGCGCTTTGGCAGAGTACATCGATTGGCGGTCAGTAGCGTTTCAGAAGCCATCCGGGCCCTGAGCATCCTCCTGCCTGGCTTTGAACGTTTCCTGATGGAATCCAAAGACAACGGGCTGACCTATTCGGTGTTCATGGGCAAGCAAAACATTGCCCAGGAGCGCCTCAGTGCCCCTGTCGGCGATGATGACATCCGCCTGGCGCCGGTGCTGATCGGCAGCAAGCGCGCAGGTGCCCTGCAGACCATTGTCGGTGCGGTGCTGATCGTCGTTGGCGCGATTATCACGGGCGGCACCTTTGGTGCCGGCGCACCGTTTGGTTCGAGTCTGATCATGATGGGCGCCTCCATGGTAATGGGCGGGGTAATGCAAATGTTGTCACCCGTACCCAAGGGCCTGGCGGCGCAAGATGGCCCCAACAACCGCGCCAGCTACAGCTTCAACGGCCCGGTCAACACCAGTGCCCAGGGCAACCCGGTCGGCCTGCTTTACGGCCAACTGATCGTCGGCAGCTCCGTGATCAGCGCCGGGATCTACACCCAGGATCAACTCTAACGTTCCTGCTCTTCAACCAGCCCGCCGCGTGCGGGCTTTATTTCGCCTGAAGGAAAGCCATGACTGACCTCACTCTCGCTGGCAGCAAAGGCGGCGCGTCCAAGCCCCGTCCCTCCGTGGAGGCGCCAGACAGCCTGCAAAGTACGGCCTATGCCCGTATCCTCGATCTCGTCAGCGAAGGCGAGATTGTCGGTTTGAAAAACGATAAGCGCTCGGTGTTTCTCGACGAGACCCCGCTGGCCAACGCCGATGGCAGCCTCAACTTCAGTGGCGTGACCCTCGACACCCGCAATGGCAGCCAGGACCAGTCACACATCCCTGGCTTCCCGGCAGTGGAAAACGAAAGCCCGGTGTCCATCGAGCTGCGCAGCGATCAGCCCTGGACCAAGTCCTACTCCAACCTGCAATTGTCGGCAGTGCGGATACGCCTGGCGGTCACGCGACTGTCGCAGACCAACACCAGCAATGGCGACACCAACGGTTATACAGTGCAGTACGCCATTGACCTGTCTACCGACGGCGGTGCGTTTACAGAGGTGCTGGCCGCCGCGTTCAGCGGTAAAACCACCACCAAGTACGAACGTTCCCACCGCGTTGACTTGCCCCCTGCCAAAGTGGGCTGGGCCCTGCGCGTGCGGCGGATCACACCGAACTCCACCAGTGGCGCGATTGCCGATACCACCACCGTGGAGTCTTCCACTGAGGTGATTGATGCCAAGCTGCGCTACCCGGGCTCGGCGTTGATCGGTCTGCAATTCGATGCCGCGCAATTCCAGTCGATCCCCTCGCGCTCTTTCGAACTGCGTGGGCGAATTATCAAGGTGCCGAGTAACTACGACCCGCAAACCCGTGTGTACAGCGGCGTGTGGGACGGCACGTTCAAATCCGCCTGGACCGACAATCCGGCATGGATTTACTACGATCTGCTGTTGCACCAACGCTATGGCCTGGGCCACCTGCTCAACGCCGGCCAAGTGGACAAGTGGGAGCTGTACCGCATCGGCCAGTACTGCGACCAGCCGGTGTCCGACGGCAAGGGCGGCACCGAACCGCGCTTCACCTGCAACCTGTACCTGTCGGTGCGCGCCGACGCCTTGAAGGTGCTGCAAGACCTGGCGACCACCTTCCGTGGCATGTCCTATTGGGGCGCGGGTTCGGTGATGGCGGTGGCGGACATGCCGGAAGACCCGGTCTACACCTACTCCAACGCCAACGTCATCGGCGGCCAATTCATCTACGGCGGCTCGGCGAAAAAGACCCGCTACACCGTCGCCCTGGTCAGTTGGAATGACCCGACGGATTTCTATCGCCAGAAGGTGCAGTACGTCGACGACGCCGAAGGCATCGCGCGCTATGGCATCCAGCAAACCGAAATCAGTGCCACCGGTTGTACCTCCCAGGCGCAAGCCCAACGCATCGGCAAATGGGCGTTGCTGACCAACCGTCTGGAAACCGAAAGCGTAACCTTCTCGGTTGGCCTCGACGGCACCCTGGCCCGCCCCGGCCAGATCATCCGCGTGGCCGACAACGACCGCGCCGGCCGCCGCATTGGCGGGCGCCTGCGTGCTGCCACACTCGACAGCCTGACCCTGGATGCCGAAGTCACCGCCACTGCCGGCGACACCATCACCCTGGTAATGCCCAACGGCAAGGCGGTGTCCCGGGCGGTCAAGTCCGTCAGCGCCGCAGGTGCGGATGAGCAGTTGGTAGTGCTGCAAACCAGGCTCGACGAACTCCCGCCGGCCCAATCGATCTGGGCTATCGATTCGGCGACCCTGGCTTTGCAACAGTTTCGCGTACTGTCGATATCCGAAGACTTTTCGGATGACGAAATCAAATACAGCCTCAGCGCGGTCAAGCACGTACCGAGCAAATTTGCCGCCATCGACAACGGCGCCAAAATCGACAGCCCGCCGATCACCGTGATCCCGCCGAGCGTGCAAGCAGCACCTACCGGCGTGACGGTCAGCAATGACCATTTCGTCGAGCAAGGCAGTGCGGTCAATGTCATGACCATCGAGTGGCAGCGGGCGGCCAATGCCATCGCCTATGAGGCTTACTGGCGCAAGAACGACGGTGAGTGGGTCTACGCTGGCCGCACGGGCGGCAGTTCTATCGAGGTGTCCGGCATTTATGCCGGGCGTTATGTGGCCAAGGTGCGGGCGATCAACGCGCTGGATATCGGCTCCCTGTATAGCGAGTCCGTGGAGACCGTCCTTAACGGCAAGACCACACTGCCGCCGACCGTGGCAGCGCTGACGACGGAGTCGTTGGTGTTTGCGATCAAGGTCAAATGGCAGATTCCGCAGGGGGTGAGCACAGCGGATTTGCAGCGCACGGAGATCTGGTACGGGAAAACCGCTGATTTGGCGATGGCAACCAAGCTGGGGGATTACGCCTATCCGCAGACCGATTTGACCATGATGGGGCTGGCGGCGGGGACGTCGTTGTTTTTCTGGGCACGGTTGGTGGATCGCACGGGCAATATCGGGCCGTGGTTTCCAAGCGGGTCGGGCGTCAACGGGCAAGCGAGTTCGGATGCGTCGCCGATTCTGGATCTGATCGCAGGGCAAATCAGCGAGACGGAACTGGGCAAGCACTTGCTCGACCGTATCGAGTTGATTGATGGATCTGGCTCGGGTTCGGTCAACGACCGATTGGACAATACCCGTAAAGAACTGCAAGCACTGGTTGATCAAGTCACGGATGCGTTGCTGTACGACGCGGCCAGGGCATATGCCAGTGGCGAGTTTGTACGCCAGGAGAGTCATCTTTACCAGGCTATCCAGGCAGTACCGGCTAACAGCCCACCGCCTAACGCGGCTTATTGGCTGGACATTGGCTCCCTGGTGCAAACCAGCAATGCACTGGCGTTGCAGATCCAGCAGAACAAAACGGCGATTGAGACGGTGGACGGCAAGGTCACCAGTACTGCCCAGAAAACCGACGGGGTGTATGCCCAGGTCAACCCGAAGATGGCAGGTGACGAGCAAACCTCATTCGCGGGCGATGACGTTTCCATGGCTGGCACTTGGTCGGTGATGTCGGCGATTGCCGAGGGTGATATTGCCCAGGCGATGAAGACGGATGCGTTGGAGGTGAGGGTCAATCAGAACCGAGCCAGTATTACCACCGTAGACAGCGCTTCTGCTTCCCGGGATGAAGCCCTTGCCCAGCGGGTTACGCGGCTGGATGCAAGGGTCAGTCAGAACCAGGCCAGTATCACCAACGTAGACAGCGCTTCTGCCTCCCGAGATGAAGCCCTTGGCCAGCGGGTTACGCAGCTGGATGCAAAGGTCAATAACAACTCGGCATCGATCGATACGCGACTGACGACCTTGGCCACTGCGGATAAAACGCTGGCCCAAAGCATTGAAACGGTACAGACCAAAGTTAACCAACAGTCAGTGAGTATCCAGACCAATGCCTCGGCGATTGCGGATACCAATGGGAAGTTGGCGGCGAATTGGTCAGTGCGGATGCAAGTTGCTGCGGGTGGTGGTTATAAGTTCGCCGGTATTGGGTTGGGCATCGAGAATGGTCCAGGTGGGTTGCAAAGTCAGTTTCTGATTTCAGCGGATCAGTTTGCGATTTATAACGAAAATACCCCGGGTAAGCCGACAACGCCCTTCGCAGTCAGGGGGACTGAGACGTTTATCGATAGTGCATTCATTCAGAACGGCACGATCACTAACGCCAAAATTGGTCAGGTTATTCAGTCCAATGATTATCAGCCGGGTGTCCGTGGTTGGAAGCTTGACAAGGCGGGGGGGTTGGAACTTAACGGGGTAGGGGGCGGTGGCCGGATGACCATCAGCAATCAATTGGTTCAAGTGTTTGATGCTAACCAGGTATTGCGTGTTCGATTCGGGATCTGGGGTTAATCACCAACCCATCAACAGGAGAGAGGCTATGGCAGCAGGATTTCAAGCGTTCAATGCACAGGGCGGAGTGCTGGTCGATGTAAATACTCGGCTTGCCCGGGTCATTGGCAGAATAAGCAGCGGCACGGGAGCAGGTTCGTTGGTGGTCGATGCATTTGCCCAAGGTCGTCCTTGGTATATGGTCACACTTGAGGCCGGCATCAATGTTACTGATGGGCCCCAATGCCGTATTTCGCAGAACACCTTGATGTGGAGTGCCTCTGTCAATCCAGGGCTTATTACGTACGGTATTTCATGATGGCTATTGGCTTTCAAGTTTTAAACGATGACCGTAGTGTCCTCCTTGATCAAAACTTTAAAACCTACGGTTTTGTGAGTAAGACAACTCAGGTGAGTACTGCCACCAGCAGTAACCCGGCGTGGGGGCAGTACTTGGATGTCTGGATACCGGATGCCGAGGAAATTGTGGCTGTACGCGCCCAGAATGAAGCTCACTCAGTGTGCCTGGCGAATGTATCGCGCAGTGGCGGCGGTTACATCCAGCGTTACGTCACGGATGGTTCAACGATCGTCAACTTGGATGTATATCGTTTCCGGCCGGGCGTGTCTGCGGGAGGTGCCTTTGGCATGCAGATATTCAATGACCATGGCGAGTTGGTGTATGACGCGACGACGCCTCAGTTAATTGTAAGAGACGTATTGGTCGGAACGGATAATTTTGAGGCGGTGGTCGGCGATCATAATTATGAAGCAGGCAAGAAATATGCAGTTGTGTTTGGAGGCCGATGTGGGCGAAGTTGGCGCACCACGCAATTTACAGGTGGCGGTGGGAACTTTAGGATTAATGAGTATGCGAGCACCAACTTCTTCACTCACGGCCCAGGTAAAATAAATTTCAAGGTCAAATATTATTATTATTTTGGTTATACCAAGCAGCATCAGGTGAAAGAGTTTAATTATCGAGCTGAAGCCTACAGCTACCTCGTAGTAGACGTAAGCGGGATATGACTACGAGAGATAACAAGATAAGGATATTGCTGAGCTTGAAATGGATTTTCAATTTGGAGGTGAAGGATGTCACGACAAGAAATTGATCTCGGTACGCGCCCCAGCGGCGTAGGGGGTGATACTCCGCGTAGCGCTAACTTTAAAATCAACGCAATGACTCAAGAGCTATATAGCCGGATGGATGCACTTGGCTCGGCGGCTTCCGGCATATTGACGACAAGCGCCGATGACCATACTCCAGGCCGAGTCGTTCGCGTGGGCGACTTCGGCGTGGGTGCCTACAATCCCCTCCCGGAAGCAGACCTTGATGGTGTGCGCAAAGCGGGCACCTATTATTCAATATCCGGCTTGCATACCCCCACAGGCCAAAACGGTTGGTTGACCGTCAATGAGGCCGGCGCCGGCTATACCATGCAAGAGTACTTCGTCGTCAACGACGCTTCGAGGTGGGTTCGTGTGGAGGTTGTGGGTGTTTGGCAACCCTGGCAAAAAGTCCTCACCGACGGCCCGGGCCTGGCTTCCACCCAGCAACGGCTGGGTCTCAAGTCGCGTGCCTTCCAGGCCGATGGTGAGCGCCTGCTTGGGCAAAACACCACGGAGGCGGGGAGGGCCAGTGGTTCTCTGGTTTCCTCGCTGACCATCCACACCACCATGCCCTACACCGAGAGCGAGTCACCGTTGATTCGGTGTGTGGGCTGCATAAACGGCTACACGTCGCCATTTACGCTCGACCTGTCCTGGTACTACTACCAAGGCTCGTTCAATTCCGGCGTTGCGCTGTTGAATGCGGCATCCCCGGCCATCGGCAGCGTGCAAAGCGGTGCATCGTTGAAAGTCAGCGTATACCGCCGTCCAGAGACCGGCCTGATGTCCATTTACATCGGTTTTCCCGGAGTGGTCTACCTGCCCCGGTTTGCGATGTACTCAATTCAGACCGGCACCCTTGAAGTGCCTGCAGCCTTTGCATCGAACTGGATCACGGAGGCGGACATCGCACCGCCTACCGCCGGCATGAACATGGGCGCGCTGAATGTCATCACCACTCTGAACACGGCCAACTGCGCAAAGCAGGCCGATGGCTCGATAAAGGCGATTTGAAAATGAGAGCAGTCATTGAACTACGCGGGGCTGAGGGGACTTGTACGGTTGTTCCGTTCAGCAATCAGAAAGTCACCTCGAAGCGAAAGGCTCAAGGTGTCTATGAAGTGCGCGGTACGTTGGGCCTTATCCCGCTGGCGCCTGAAGGAAGTGGGTGGGGCTACAGCATGGGAGTGGGTGAGAAAGAGGTTTCGGCAGTTGTCACGTACTCCCGAAAAATCATGACCGTTAAATTGCAAAAAGATGGGCAACCCTACGAGTTGGTGGGGGCCGTCTCTTTGCATTGTGAAATCGCTGATTCGGCTCCGGTGGTCGTGCCAGTTTTTTGAATAGTTGACTGGCGTTTCCGGTGCCCGCCTTTGTGCGGGCTTTTTATTGAAATGACTATGGAGAGTCCACATGGCACGACAGGAAATCAATATTGGTGCGGCACCCACTGGCGTCGGCGGTGACACACCGCGCAGCGCCAGTATCAAGATCAACGCAATGACCCAGGAGCTGTTCGCCCGCCAGGCTCAGTTGGGCACTGCAGCCACTCAAAACGTGGTGAGCGGCAGCGACGACTTCACCCCAGGGCGGGTGTCAATGATGGGTCATGCGGGCTGGGGTGCCGAGCCCATTTCGAAACAGCCCACCGACGATGCCAACGAACTGCCGCGTGTCAGTGGGTTGTTTCAGTTTGGTAATGGGGGCGCCAACCTCCCCAATCCTTATGTGCAGATCCTGCAGATTGCCAACTCGGGTGGCTATATCTGGCAAACCGCGAAAGCCATGCTGGATGAGTCGGTTTTCACCCGTGGTCGACGGGCTGATGGCCAGTGGACGCCGTGGCGCGCCGAAATCAATACCTCGGTTTTCGCTCTGGGGACTGCGCCAGGCGCGACGCCGGGAGAATTGATGGGACTATCGGCGGCGCAAACCGCTTCGCCCAACAAAGCCAATACCGGCCTGTACAGCTACTACCTACACCCCGACGGTGTGCCGGGCTTTGGTGCGATCAGTGTGCTGTCCCAGGCGTGGGGCCATGACCCGCAATGGCGTGCGCAGTTGTCGATGGCGGTATCGGGGGACGGTATTCACTTCCGCCAGTTCAGTGTCAACCCAGGCGCGGCTGCGCCCAACTGGCGCAGCATTCTTCATAACGGCAACGCGATTTCCGGGGTACTCAACGCTGGCCCTTCGGGTGCCCTGCCGATTAATTCGGGGCTCATCGAGCGCGGTGGTTCGCTTGATAATTGGTACTTCCGCTTTGCCGGCGGTTTGCAAATCTGTCAGCAGCGCTTCACCGGCTACACCGCTGGTGTCACGCGCAACGTTGCATGGCTGGCGGCTTTCGCGGATACGCCTGTGGCGGTGTTCCCCAACATTTACCCGTCGATTGACTGGGACATGTCGGCCAGGTGCTACGGCAATAGTGGTTCCTACTTTTTTATGTCTGACCGGACGCTGAACAATATCGTGACAGTGACGGCAATCGGGAGATGGCACGCATGATTATTCACCATGTTCCTTTTCGGCCTCTTGGCACCGCGACTCCCACGACAGCCTTTGTCGAAGGTGAAATATTGATCCTGAATGACCAGAGGATTGACCTTTCGCTGATCCCTGACGGGATGACCCTGCCGATGTCCGCCATCGGGCATGAATTGTTCGCAGGGCCCGTCAGCCGTCGTAATGGCGAGATCGAATTGACCTTGAAGCTGGCCGTCAACGCGGATGCGCCAGCTTACATGTGGCAGAACGGCAGGCTCCAGGTATCGGCGGGGCCGGTTCCCTTTCCGGTCGAGCCGATTGATCTGCCCACTCACTTAGCCAACCCCGCGGAGGGCTTGAGCGATGTTTGATTTGTCGAAGCTTGAACAAAACCAGACGCCCCAAGACCTCCAGGCACAGGCGGACTCGCGTGAGGCCCTCGCTTATCTGGCGTCTACCGACTGGTACAGTTTGCGGTTCCTTGAAGAGAACACGCCCGTACCCGCAGAGATTCTGGCGGCCAGGGCGGTGGCTCGTGGCAAGGTCATCCCATGACGCTCACGCAACTTCAGCAAGTCTTCCCACGCGCCCGCTCTCTAGCGGGCGTTTTCATATCCTCACTCAACTTGGCAATGCTGAATCGGCAAATCAGCACTCCCCAACGCGCCGCAGCCTTCCTCGCTCAAATCGGTCACGAGTCCGGTGAACTGCACTACGTGCGCGAGCTGGGCAGTGATCAATACCTGAGCAAATACGACACCGGCGTCTTGGCGGCGCGCCTGGGTAACACTCCCGAAGCGGACGCAGATGGACAAAAGTATCGTGGCAGAGGGTTGATCCAGATAACCGGCCGCCGTAATTACCTTGCGTGCAGCCAAGCGCTGTTCGGTGACGATCGCCTGCTGCGACAACCGCAGTTGCTTGAGCAGCCGCAATGGGCCTGCGAATCCGCCGCCTGGTTCTGGCAAAGCAACGGCCTCAACGAGCTCGCCGACAAAGACCAGTTCACCACCATCACCCGGCGTATCAACGGCGGCCTCAACGGTCTGGACGACCGTTTGCAGTTGTGGGCCCGGGCGAAGGCGGTGCTATGCGTTTCCTAGGTGTGTTTCGCTTGATTGGTGTGTGTCTGCTCATGGCGTTGGTCTGGCAGGTACAGGCGTGGCGATACAGGGCGCAGTTGGAGCTGCAATCGGTGGTCCACGCGCAAGCGCTCAGCCAACAAAGCCAGGCAATCCTTCGCCAGCAACAGGCCGAACAGACCAAACGCCTGGCCCTTGAACAACAGCTCTCGACTAGCGACCACCAACACATTCAGGAATTGAACGATGCCCAACGCAACCAAGCGGCTCTGCGCGATCGCCTGGCCACTGCTGATGTGCGGCTGTCAGTCCTTCTCGACAGCGCCGCCACTGGCTGCACAGTGCCTGCCACCTCCGCCGCCGGCAGCATGGTTCATGCAGCCCCGCGAGCCCGACTTGACCCGGCGCATGCTCAGCGAATTATCCGCATCACCGACGACGGCGACAGCGCCCTGATCGCCTTGCGCGCTTGCCAGGCCTATGTGCAGGCCGTCGCGCGTTAG